CGAACTCCGGGTTTAACGCGCCGGGCTTTTCCGTCTGCTCCGATGACCCACTCCATGCGCTCACGTTCCCGTGGCTGTCCGGAGGCCCCCACTTGTTCGCTCGCGCTGTAGGGTAAAGGGCCAGCTTGCGGATCGCCACCAGCCCCGCACTGTTCCCCGCCTCGTTGTGGCCGTTCTTCGCTGGCGCTAGACTGGTCGGCGTGGGCCATACCATCCTGCCGAGCAGCCCGTTCACTGGCACGTTCTGGCAGGGTGATCCGTCCTTGTGATCGCGCGTCGTCGGTGTCGGCCCGGCCGACGCCGCTTGCTTCAAGGCCAGACCGCCCATGCGCCCCGGCGGCACCTTCGCCCCCGTGCTGTCGTTCGCTCTGGCTGTTGGCCACAATCCAGAATCTGTCTCGCAGGTGGTCCGCACCCGCGCTCGCGGCTTCCATAGGGATTGCCCCCACGGCGTAACCCACGGCTTCCAGATCACTTCGCACAATTCTGAGCCATGCACCCGCTGACGCAACCTGCTCTCCAAAGAAGATTGAAGGGCGTCGCTCGGTGATAAGTCCGAACAGGCTGGGCCAGAGGTGGCGGTCGTCGGCAAACCCTTTTTGCGACCCTGCGAGGCTGAACGGCTGGCAAGGGCAACTACCTGTCCAAACAGGTCTGTCGTCGGCCCATCCTGCGAGGCGCAAGGCGAGGGACCATCCACCGATGCCTGCGAAGAAGTGGCACTGATCGAAGCCGCGGAGATCGTCTCCGGCAACATCTTTGATGCTTCGTTCATCGACTTCGCCATCTGCGATCAAACCTTCTTTGATAAGTTCGCGGAGCCAGGCGGCCGCGAAAGGGTCAAATTCGTTGTAGTAAGCCGCCACACCGCTCACCCCTGTCCTGTGACGCTGCAGCCGGGGAGGTGGATGCTCTCGCCGTCGTTGTAGGCGCGAAGCACGGCTTCAATGGCCAGCACCTCGTCGTCGCCTTGGCCGTGATCGCTGGGACCGAAGTAGCCTGCCTCGATTAGGCCTCGGCGCGCAGATTCCAGCCCTGCAATTATTTCCGGCCTTGTAAGTTCTTTCGCCATGGTCAAACGCTCCTATTTCGGATCAAGCCTACGCGCGTGCATGACCAGATCGGCCAGAGCCTTCTCAAGCTGCTTAGTGCGATCCACCCCGGCACCGATAGGTGCATCCGGCTCTTTCAGTATCCGGGTGAGCCACCAATCCTTGCTGCGTAAAAACTTCATCGGAGGCTCCGTTTCAGACAGGTTCGTAAGTGACAGAAAAGACTTCTGGCTCACACGGGTATAATTCGCCCTTCACGCCGCGAATAATCCAATGCCCGACAGGGACGTTTAGCCACTGATCTTCGAGAGGATTGAACACCACGACATTTTCCTTGTCGTTTGGCCCGCGCTCATCAACGGCATCGGCACGGTTCCAGTTTCGACCGCAGAATGTCTCAAGGCATTTGTAATCGCCGCCCTCCCACAGGATGGCTTCAACCACGACCGGTTTTTTGCGAAACTTCGGCATGTCTATTCCATTCTTTCGAGGGCTTGAGGTGTGATGTATTGCCATTTTCCGCGATGCGGCAGGAGCGTTCTAAATCTCGCCAGTGCTGAGAGCATATCGCCGCGTCCCTCAACAGCAGAGCGCCAGGCTTGCCCAATGGTGTGCGCTTCGACGCGGCGCTCTCTCAATTGACCGCACTGAATTTCAAATAACATCAGCCGCTCGCTTATTTTGTGGCGCGGGCAATGATCCCGCCGCCAGGGGTTTCGAGATATTGCTGCCCGGTCTTGGCGTCCGTCAGGACTTTCATGCCGCAGCGATCCCAGGTGCTACGGTCGCAATCGTCTGTCGGGTGAACCCAGCCGGTACCAGAAATGAGATAGGCGAGCACCATGCTAGCCACGACCACCACCCAGGCGGCCGTCATGACACCGATGGCGATGTGATAACCGACACCTTGCCAGTGCTTCTTTTCTTCCCTTGTCATGCTCATGGGCAAACGCTCCTCAGTTGTGGTCTTTGACTTCGCGGTGGTACTGCAAAGCGAGATTGATGCGTCCCATCCGGTCCATCATGTCTTCCGAGTGTTGGGTGGTGAGGATGCTGTGCGCAGCGAAGGGTGGCGCCCAAGCCGCATAGCACTCAAGCACCCAAGCCTTTGCATCGGCCAGGGCTGTCTCCAGTTGCTTCTCTCGTTCAGTCTTCACCAAGCCCTCCCTTACTGCGCCAACATGGCGTCAATTTCCGCGATGCGGTCACGGATACGACCATCTGCAATCGCCCCATGACCGAAAGAATTGTTGAGATGATTGCGCTCGCTCTCCAGCCTGGAGCGGCGACCGTGGATCGCGTCATCGTGCGCGGTTAGCTTTCGCTCGCTGACGAACTCAGCCCGGCAATATCCGCATGTGAATACCGGCGCCATGCCCTCAATCGCGGTGCGCACCAATTCGTCGTCATCGTTAGGATTTGCCATCTGGAAAATTCCCTCCCTTGCTAAGACGCTTTGGCGATACGAAGGGTCTCCGCGTCGCCTGCCGCCTTCTCTCGATCCATCCTGTCAATTTCTGCCACGATCAGCGCGCCGGCCTTGACCAGCATCCGGCGTTTGCTGCCCGGCTTGAACCAGGCGGCGCCCCACGGCCAGAGGTAAGCGATGATGCTCACGGTGCCGCGTTCGATACCTTGGTCCAGCCTCTTTTTGTGGAAATCCACTTCGGTGCGGTGGAGTGTCGCCGCATAGGCGTAGGTGGCGGCGGCCAAAGCGATCTCGCCTGTGCCGTGGTTATCATCGTGTGCTGCAGTCCACTTCTCCTTTTCGATCTGGCGGATGCGCTCGGCAGCAATGTCGTCAATCGCAGACATATTTCCCTCCTTCAATTTCTCGATCGCAATGCGATACGAAGTGAAATGCTATATCTATCCGCTACAGTAATAACTGCCTGGAGCATCGCGCGCTGGAGAATGGAAAGATTTTCCCACCGCGGCCCATCAACACCAATGATCTCAAGTGCTGCCATATATTCATAGCGGTATAGCTGGGTTGCTGCAGCTTCTTCGACCCTGGCGCGCTCTGCCGAAAATGTATCCCGTGCCTTAGCCGGAAGGCTTTGCTTCTTAAGCACAATCTCCGCTATTGGCGCGTGGGCGATGTTTTGGCTCATCCCGGATGATCCCCGTCGCACTTGGCCGTCGCAAGCCATTCGCCAGCGACAAGCGCCTCGGTGATAGCGAGCGCCATTCCCTGCGCGACCCCCTCGTTTCCAACGCGCGGTGTGAGAATTTCCTGGATAATATCCTTAACTGGATGCACGCTCGCAATGGCCAGCGCGTTGACGCCTTTGTAATACGATTTTGGCATCTCAGACCTTCACCTTCTCAAGACTGTACAGGCTGGAAAACTGCATGATGGCGATGTCGGCTGCGGCTTCGCTGTCGAATTCTACCGCCTCAGCGCGCACGCCGCGCATTTCGTACTGCGGCCGCCGGCCAGACGCTTCCTTTCGGCAGACATACTGCTTGATGCCTGGATGCGTCTGCGGGGTCTCGATTATGAAGGCCATCAGTACATTTCAACTTCAGGCGGTTTGTCCCAGCCCAAAAGCTTGCGGGCTATTGTCCCGAGGCGCGACCAGTTCGCCGCTGCATCCCGGCAAGCTTGCGGATGCTCTGACTGATCCGCCTGAAAGCGCCGGTTACAGGCATCGGTGCCGAAAGCCTTTTCGAGCTCAGCCATCCAATCCTGATCGGCCGTGACCCATGCCTCATAGGCGGCTTGCGCCTCTGGCGTCCTGGTCATGATCCCTTTGCCTTTCTGAGCGCAAGCTTGAGCGCCCTGATAGCTGCGTGGAGGTCTGGGTCCTGGTCTTTCTTGATCGAAAGCGCCACATGCTGGAGCTGATCGAGCGCCAGATTACCGGCAGAGACAAGATCGGGCTGGGTATTGTAGCGCCGCACGAAACGCCGCACCGCGCGCTGGGCGCCGCCATCCTGGCAGCGGCCGAAATTGACCGTGGCGGTTTCGGTGGTTTCCCGCGGCAGCATTGCCACAGCATAGTCCTGGCCGATATGCAGCTCCAGATCCTCAAACCGTGGATCACGGCGCTTCCGCTCTGGCAATGTCATGACGCTTTTTTCTCCGGTTTCGGCGTCGAGTTGGCGCAGGCGCGCGCGGCTTCCATCGTCATGAAAGCCCGCCCGGTGTCTCCGACCGCGTAAAGCAGACCAAAGCGGGAGCCGGCTGTCCGGATGTCGTGGCCGTTGACGGTGCAGACCACCGCGCGCCGCCGGTAAGCGTCCATCGCCCGATTGTATTCCTCGGGGGTGAGGGACTCGGCGGCCGCAAGCCGCCCTTCTGGCGTGCCCATGTCGTAGTTCATACCGTTGCCTCCGGTTGATATCTGATAGCCGCGTGAATCCGGCCGGCCAGTGTGCCGGGCCCTTTCGGCGCTGGCGCCTCAAGCTTGGCCGCGTGCTGGCCTTCCGCATCGCGGCGCCCGGCCATGATGTCGAGCATGATCCAGAGAACGCGCTCGGCCATTTCGTCCTGGAGCTTGAGTTGCACCGTTTGGACCAGGTGCGCCTCGCTGTGCCGCTGTTCGTGGCGTAGCTCGCGCTGCAGCTGTGCAAAGGCGGTCAGCAGCATCAGTCCGTTTTCAGGTTGCGTGCTCATGGCTGTTTCTCCAGCGTGTCGAGTTTTGTGATCGCCCGTTCCCACTGCTTGACGCTTTCGGCGTGCCCGAGATTGGCTGAAACCGCCCGATGCCAGTTGGCCTGCCGCTTGAGTGCGGCGAGCGTTTCTTCCAGCCCGTTAAGGCCCAGGATGCGGCGCAGCTGTTGTTCGTCGCTGGTGTTCACAGTCGCACCCCGTAAAAAATGATGAGATAAGCAGCTAGACCGATGACGGCGAGTGTGATCCTGCCGAAGGTCATGACTCTAAATCCCCCAGATGGCTTGGATGATAAGAAGGGCCAGCATGATGGTGACCCGCGCGGTATGGTTGGGCATCAGTTCGTCTCCCCGGCGGATTCTGCCGCCTCTTCCTTGGTGGGAATGTAGACGCGGACCGTCCCGAGTTTGTGATGGGCCGCCGTGCCGAAGAAACCGACGAGGGCGGCTTTCTCGCGGATGCGCGCGGCGCGTTCCGCCTGCTGTTCCCGTAACTGGGAAGTCTGGATTTGCGCCCTGCTGAAGCTTCTGGTCATTGGCTTTGTCTCCTGTGGTCTCTGCGAAAGACCGTCTGTATGACGATATAAAGCCACTAAACAGCCTGACGGTCTAGCAAAATGTTCTTCCAGCAGAACGGCAAGAGACCGGGCAGGTAAGGGTTGCGCAGATCGCAGGGCGCCAGCAGTTGAGACCATTGCCGCCGGTTGTGGATCGGGCTTAGGCTCTTTCCCGGAGCGCGCGGCTTGGGTGAGCCGGGTTGGGCACCGCGCCGCCCGCAGACCGGCCACCGCCTTTCTCACTTTACACCACCAAAATTCTGCCTAGTATCGTTGGCACTGTGTAGGGGCCTTCCACCATGCCAAAATCCATTCCCGCGCCCACCATGCGCCAGTTTGTCGAGATGGCGGCCGGCCGGAAGCTCGCGCCCTGGCAGGTGGACGCCCTGGCGCGCCAGCAGCGCGGCCGCCTAAAGCTGGTCGAGGGCGGCAAGCCAGCGGCCGAGGCGCCGGCACCATGATCGAAACCGGCCCCCAGGAATTCCTGGAAAAGCGCCTGAAGTTGGACGGCATCACCGCTCTGCCGACCTTGGTCTCGGCCAACCACATCCCCACGCTGCGCGCCGACGGGCGCCGCGACGACACGGACGCCATGATGGCGCTGATCGAGGGCCGCCCCTTCAAGACCGTTGACGGATTCTGCGGCATGGCCAAGGACGCATGGCTCACCGATGCAACTATTCGGATTGATGGCGCCCTCGTTCTGGACTGGGATAGCAGGCTGATCCTGCGCAATTGCAGGATTTTGGCCCGTCACAAGGATCTCGTTCTGGTGCTGCGGAAAAGCGGAATTGATAAATTTGTCAATACGTCAGTGGATTTAGCTGAACTTCCGCCTGCAGCGAAACCCATGGTTCTGGAAAATAATCCATGACGTCACTGCACTTAGGTCCGCCGCTGGTTTTCGTAAATGTGGAAAACCGGAAAAAATCGATGGCGCAGCCTGAGTTAGTGGCGCACCGGGAGATCGAGGAGCTTTTCCCGGCCTGGTTGACCGGCCGCATCATCATGGGAATGTGGATCGACAGCATCACTGGCTGGGATCTCGATTTCGTTGATGGCGCGGTGATGATTGCTCCGGCTAGCCCTTTTGTAATCCAATACCTTGTTCCGCTGGAAGATTGGGCCCGCGTGCAAGAGATTTTCGCTGAGGTTTTGGGGCTTTACTACCCCCTGGAAGAGCTGGAAACTTTCCTGGCTGGGGGTCCGATGCGCACGGTGGCGAACCAGATGTCGTTTCAGCATATCCTCTACCTGGTGAGGCAGCGCGAGCAGGAAATTTTGACCTACCGCAGCTTCAAGGACGCATTGCGCCATTATTTCGGCTTAGCGACGCAGATTACGGTGACCTGCACATTCAACGCTGAGCCGCGACCATGACGGAACTTTCCCGCCGCGCCTTCCTTGCCACCGCCAGCGCCGCCGCTGTCACGCCAGCGCCGGCCATGCCCGATCGCATCGCGCAGACTATTGAGGCAGTCTTTCTAGTTCTGGAGCCGATGTGTGACGGCGAAAACCGCGCGGCTCTTCAGGAATGGGCGCAGGACTCGCATTGGAACTTTCACTTCGAAAACCCGATTGCGAGTTAAGTGCCATGACGTATTTGGAAAAATCGCTCAAATCCGACGAAAACCGCTTCCAGGCGCCATCGCCAGCAGCTGATGCCGCCGCGCGCGTCGCGCACCTCATCAAGGTTCTGGCCAATGCAGAAGCTGCTGGAGATCCCAGCGCGGAGATTATCCGCGGCCGCCTCGCCACCGAGCAGCGCCGGCTCGCCGAACTTGAGGGGAGGTGTTTTCCGTGATCGCACAAGGGATTGAGGCCATAACGGTCGCCGCTTTCATGATCTTGGTTTTCTCCGTCATCATCGGCGGCTTTGTCATCGCCATCCTGGGCGCCGGCTGGCTCCTGCTCCGCGTGGCCGAAGGCATCTGGAACCGCTTAAAAATTAGCTCTCCGAATAAATTGGTCTAATGATCAGCGGCGACGCCCCCGCCATCTGGTCCACAATCCAGGCGGAAAAACTTAACACCAACCGCGCCCGCCTTCTCGCTCATGCCATCCGCTGGGCCCTTCCCTCCCGCGCGCACCGCGCCGCCTTCGAAGACTGGCTCTCCCACCGTGTCGCCGGCCTGACCGAATGCGCCGTCAATCGCGGGGCCTGGCGCGACCTCGACAACATCGTCCGCCAATACAATTTTCTTTCCGTGTGGGTAGGAATGGGTAAATCCCTTGACCCGCGCCGCCTTCCGCGCGATGCCTAGCACCTCGCACCACATCGGGGGCTTTCTGGGTGTCACGCCGCCAGCTATTGCGCCTTCCCGACATTTCCACCATCGACGGCCCGCCGCCATCCGAACTACCAAGTAGCGGCTCCGCCGCCGCCTCAGCACCGCCTCAATACGGTCCCGCGCCGCCGGCGGGCCCGCCCCCAACCGACATCCAGATCAACACCTTCCACGCCAAGCTGGAGAAACCCGCCCGCCGGCTAGGCCGCGCCCGCATGGCCCATAACATCACAAACGCCGAGCTCGAAGCCCTCGGTCCCGCTCCGCGCGGTCCCCACGCAGACCCCTTCATCGAAGCCTTCGCTGTCCCCGGCACCATCAGCGGCCGCATGCTTCGCTGGAATAATTCCGGGGAACACCCCCTCACCCAGGCATGGCATTCCGGCCGAATAGACGACACCCAGTATGCCGCGGGCGAAGCGCTTCGAAACCTTGTCGAGATCACCACCGGTTCCGGCAAGGACAGCACAGAGAAACTTGGCGGTGCTCCCGGTGGTGCTGGCGGGCCCCGAACACCCTGGACCGACACCCAACGCGACGCAGCCGAAATTCTCGGTCGCATCCAGGCCAGGATGAAGAAAGAAGATTACGCCATATGTAGAAAATTTTGTGCCGAGGGCTACACCATGTTGGAGGCGCTAAAGAGCGCGGGCGCCCGGTTCCACAAAAACCACGTCACCTCAAGAGTTTGTGAAGCGCTCGATTATCTGGCAGGGCGCAAAAAGAAATTCGCGCGTAAACGCCGGAACCGTCGAAAGGCTCCCAGAAGGGTTTGACAGTGCAGGTAATTTTCCCTATCGAATCTGGCATCCGGTCGAACTGTCGCCGGACTTTTCCTCTACGAATGGGCCATGCCGACCCCGCGCAAGCCTCCCGCTGCTCACAAACCAAACGGCCGGCCACCCTTCAATCCGACGGCAGACGACCGCGAAAAGGTGAAGCGGTTCTTGGAATGTGGCTACAAGCGCGCCACGATCGCAGCCTATTTCGAAATCCACCTGGACACGCTGGAAGAGCACTTCAAGGAAGAGCTTCGCACCGCTCGGATGGACCTGCTTCGCCGCGGCATGTCGAAGTTTCAGCTGGCGGTGCTGGACGGCGAGGAATGGGCGATCAAGTTTCTGTTGGCGAACACGGCACACGGCAGGGAATTCGATGCCGGGTTTTCCACACGGACAGAATTGACCGCTGCTGGCGGCGCCGACCTGTTCCAGAACATGAACCTTTCCAGCTTGAGCGACGCTGATTATGCGGCCCTCAAGGCAATTCTCGCCCGAGCAGGCTTTGCTGTCAGCGATCCAACTGGAGGATCAGCGGCGGGCGGCGCTTCGGCTTGAGCAGGTAAACCGCAGTCGCGCGGAGCTGATCGAGGCCAGCAAGGCGCGCTGCAAGACCTTCCTGGGTTTCGTCCGCGAGGCGTGGCATGTGCTGGAGCCCAAGGCCCAGTATGTCCACGGCATGCAGATCGAGGCGATTTGCGAGCACCTGGAGGCGGTTACCAACCACCAGATTAACCGGCTGCTGATGAACGTGCCGCCGGGCGCGATGAAATCGCTACTGACATCGGTCTTTTTCCAGGCTTGGGAATGGGGACCGATGAACCTGGCGAGCAACCGTTTCGTCAGCACGGCCTTCAACGATATCCCGGTCAAGCGCGACAGCCGGAAGTGCCGCAACCTGATCCTTTCGGACTGGTACATGGAGCGTTGGCCCCATGTGATACTCACCCGCGCGGGCGAGACCAGCTTCGAGAACACGCAGACTGGATTTCGAGAGGGCGTGCCGTTCGGCTCGCTTACCTCCCAGCGCGGCGACCGCCTTATAATCGATGACCCGCAGTCGGTTAAGACTGCGGAATCGAAGCTGATGCTGCCGCAGACGACGCTGCTGTTCCGGGAAGGCGCGCTGAACCGCCTGAACGACCAGGTTCTCAGCGCCATGATCATCATCATGCAGCGGCTGGCGGAAAACGACATCAGCCAGGCGGCCCTGGATGTGGTCGAGGGCATCGTCCATGTGATGATCCCGATGGAGTTCGAGAAGGCGCGGGCCTGCATCACCGCCATTGGCTGGAAAGACTGGCGCACCGTCGAAGGCGAACTGATGGAGCCGCTGCGTTTTCCCCAGGAAGTGGTGGACGCGCTGAAGAAAGGCATGGGCGCCCATGCCTTTGCCGGCCAGTATCAGCAGCGCCCGACCGCCCGCGAAGGCGGCATGTTCCAGCGGGTCTGGTTCGACAACAAGATTTTGGATGTGATGCCCGCCGGCATGTCGCGCGCGGTCCGATCCTATGACTTCGCGGCCACCGATGAGACGGCCGGCACCGAACCCGCCTACACCGCCTCGATCAAGATCGAGACAGACGGCCAGATTTTCGTCATCAGTCACGCAAAGGATTACCGGAAGTCTCCCGGCCAAGTGCACGACGATGTGAAACAGACCGCGGGGCGCGATGGCCCGCTGGTCCACATCGCCATCCCAGAAGACCCGGGCCAGGCCGGCAAGGATCAGGTGCGCACGTATGCCGCCGAAAACCCCGGCAATGTGCTGAAGGGCATTCCGGTCTCGGGCGAGAAGACCGTCAAGGCAGATCCGCTGGCCTCGCAGATCGAAGCCGGCAATGTCTATCTGCTCAAGGGCCCGTGGAACGAGCGCTTCATCGACCAGTGCTGCGCTTTCCCCAAGGGCTTTATCGACATGGTGGATGCGGCCGCGCAGGGCTACAATTACCTGACCGGCGCCCACCAGCCGTCATTCTTCGACATGCAGAAATTCCTGGTGCGCGGCTATCCCGTGCCCGCGCCCGAGCGTCTGGATGCAGTGTTTGCGGTTCTGGTCTCGGACGTGAAGAGCGGCAAGGACATCGAAACCGCTGGCGTCGTGTATTTCGGCAAGAAGGATGTCGGCGGCTGGCCGCTTACCATCTTGGACTGGAGCGTGAGCCCGGTCACCGGCGGCGTGCTGGATACCTGGTTCACCAGCATCTTTTCCCGCGTCAGGGAATTGGGCGAGGTGTTGCGGGCCGAGCCGCTGGGCTGCTTCATCAGTCCCAAGGGTGTTGGCAGCGTTCTGCTTTCTCAGGCAAACCGGCGGATGCTGCCGGCAGAGCCTATCGATGAGGAACTGGCGAAGCTCGGCATCAACGAGCGCGCGGTCAACGCCTCGACCTATATCGACCGCGAAATGGTGAAGATCAGCGCGACCGCCTTCCACAAGCTGATGTGGTCCGGCACGCAGAACCGCAACCATCTGCTGGATGAGATTGCGGTGTTCCGCATCGATGAGAAGGAAAATTCGAAGGCGGCGCTCGACCTGCTCAGCTGCGTGCTGTTCGGCCTGGCGCTGAACTTCGGAAACGCGGAGGGCCGCTGATGGAAGAAGATGACGCCTGGAATCAGGTTGGTTTTGCTCTGATGGCCGTCGCCGTCCTTTGTGCCGCGGCATTTTATTTCGGGGTGCTGATCTACAAAGGCTTGGAATGAGGCTAACGCTTGGCAAACGAGATCGACACCCCCACAACACCGAACGATAGCGCCAACATCGGCTTTAACGGCGCCGAGCTCGGCACAGAGCTGACTGATCTGCTGTGCTGCGACGACATCCAGCCCGGCTCGGAACCGTCGTATCAGGTCTGCAAGACGATCTACCTCTACCACCCGCTGGGCGCGAAGATGGCGGCATCGCCCATCAAGCTGGCGCAGAGCCAGCCGCGCAACATCCACATCAATGTGGAAAGCGGCCTGGAAGAGAAGCTGAAGAAGCAGTTTTTGGAGACCTGGCGCGCGCTCGACGCTGACGGGAATATCCTCAACCACAAGTCGCAGTCTCGCGTCTACGGCATCTGCACCATCGTTATGATGGCCGAAGGTGTGCCAGCCGAGCAACCCATCGACTACTTCAAGCTTCCCGACCTGGAAGTGACCTTCAACATCTTGGACCCGCTCAACACTGCCGGGTCGATGGTGCTGAACCAGAACCCGAACGCGGAGGATTTTCAGAAGCCGATCGCAATCGCCGTCGCCGGCAAGCGGTATCACCGCAGCCGCGGCCTGGTGGTGATGAACGAAAAACCGATCTACATCAGCTACACGTCTTCGGCGTATGGCTTTGTGGGCCGCTCGGTCTATCAGCGCGCGCTCTTCCCGCTGAAGAGCTTCATCAACACCATGGTCACCGACGACATGGTGACCAAGAAGGCCGGCCTGCTGATCGCGATGATCCAGACGGTTTCGAGCGCGGTGAACCGGCTGCAGGCGGTATTCGGCGCCGTCAAGCGCAACCTGCTCAAGACCGCTGTGGTCGGCAACGTCTTGCAGGTGGGCGAAAAGGACAAGATCGAAACCCTGAACATGCAGAACCTGGATGGCGCCTTCGGCATGGCCCGCAAGGACATCCTGGAGAATATCGCCGTCTCGGCCGACATGCCGGCGGTGATGCTGAACAGCGAGACTTTCGCCCAAGGCTTTGCCGACGGCTCGGAAGACGCAAAGAACGTGGCCCACTATCTCGATCGCATGCGCGAAGAGATGAACCCGCAATACGCCTGGTTCGACCTGATCTGCATGCACAAAGCCTGGTCGCCCGCCTTCTACAAGACCATCCAGAAGGAATATCCGGACCGCTATGGCAAGGTGGATTACAAGACCGCCTTCCTGGAATGGAAGAACAGCTTCAGCACGTCCTGGCCGAATTTTCTGACCGAGCCGGACAGCGAGAAGGTCAAGACGGACGAAACCAAGCTGAAGGCCGCGGTGGCTGTGTTCCAGGTGCTGGAGCCGATCTGCGATCCGGAGAGCAAGGCGACGCTGGCCACATGGCTCTGCGATACCGTCAACACCAACAAGACGATGTTTCCGGTGCCGCTGAACCTGGACCCGGATTTGCTCATGGACTATGTGCCGCCCGAACAGCAGGCGATGCTGGAAGAGCCAAAGCCGGCCAAGCCGTTCTCCGCCTCCGATGCCTCAAAGGCCGCGGTCGCAGCATGGCTCGGTGCGCCCGGCAAGGATCTCACGCCGCGCCAGTCCATGCGCGCGCTGCTTGAGTATGTGAACAGCAAGGGCCAACCCCTGAATTGAGCCTCCAGGCCGGGATGCTCGCCAGCCTGAACGAAATGGCCATCACGAAGGCGAATTTCACCGAGGCGCTGCGCATCTATCACCGGGCCTGCGAGGCCAAGGACTGGCCGGCAGTTGAAACCGCCCGGTTCGGCGTGATATCCGCGCTTGAGGCCAGTATGGACGCGGTGGCGTCCACTTATCGGCTGATGGAAGAGGCGGCCAAGGGTGGCAACCAGTAAGTCTTTCAACGACCTGCTGAACGACGCCATCAACGATATGGTGGAGCACGGCTTCGACAGCGTAGAGCGCGCGGCCTACTGGCAGGCCCAGCTTTCGGCGGCAGCGGAGCGGGAATTCCGGTCACAGGACGAACTGGATCGCATCATCCGCGAGGCGATGGCGGCGGTTTATCGCCGCCTGATCGAAAGAGGTGTGATCCTCAAGGACCACCCCGGTGTCGAGCGCTTCACGATTGATATGGTGCGGCCCGCCGCGCGCGCGGAATTGGACAAGCGCATCCTGGCGGCGGCGGACCTGATCAAGCTCAACCGGGAGGAAATGCGCCGGCTGACCCTGCGCCGCTTTGCGGGCTGGGCCACCAGCATCCCGCCCGGCGGGGTGAGCGAAAAGGACAAGCGCAAGACCAGCCAGCACATCAAGCAGCCGATGCAGAGCGCGCCGTTCGAAGAGCGCCGCGTCCTGATCGACCAGGGTCACAAGCTGAGGAATTCGGTTTCCACCGTGATCGCGATGGATGGCCAGGCGCTGGCAGGCATCTGGCGCAGCCACTGGCGGCAGGCCGGCTACAATTACCGGCCCGACCACAAGGACCGCGATTTGCTGGTCTACGCGGTCCCGAACAACTGGGCCATCCAAGCCGGGCTGATGAAGAAAGGCCCGAATCCGTATTTCGACCAGATCACGGCGCCGGCACAGGAGCCTTTCTGCCGCTGCTACTGGACCTGGATTTACAATCTCGACGCGCTGCCGGTGGATATGCTGACGGCGCTCGGCGTCAAAAGACTTGCGGAAGCCACCGCGCTTCTGAACGCCTGAAGGAGGCAGCCGCATGCAGATGGGTGTGATGATCACCGACGGCGGCCCGCATCCGGCCGAAAAGTGGGCGGTGATGACGGCGCAGCAGATTTTCCCGCTATCCGATGGCCTGAAGGGCGACCGCCACATCCAGGCGACGAAGGTCCAGCTGGCCATCATGGAAGCGCTGGAGCCGCACCACGCCGATCACCAGACCGCCGAACAGGATGCGCTCGGCGCCGCCGGTGATGACCATCTGGACACGGCGCACAATCCTGGCCCGCGCGCGCTGCTCGCCCTGGAGACCGTCAAGGCCATCGTGCTCGCGTCCCCATGGGCCGATAAGGTCACGCCCGAATGGGAAGATGCGATCGGCGGCATCCTGGCGTCGCACTTCGCCACGTCGGCCGACATTGAGCGGCAATGGTTTTGCCACAGAAACCCGAGCGAGAAGGCAAAAGCTTTCCTCGCCTCACGCCACGGGGGAGCGCACTAAATGTCCGGTTACACAACCGCCATGTGCGGCAGCTTCAAGGCTCAGCTGGCGGCTGCCCAGCACTGCTTCCAGGCCACGGCTTCGGCCGTTGCCTTCACCACCGCGAACACGAATTTCAACGCGACCGCCGGCACCACGGCCGGCCTCTCGGTCGGCATGGCGATTACCGGCGCGAACATTCCCGCCGGCACGGTGATTGCGTCGATCACCAGCAGCACCGCCCTGGTGATGTCGCAGGCCGCCACCGGCACCAACCCGGCGGGACTGACTTTCACCGCCGACGCCTTCAAGATCGCGCTGGGCATCCCGTCTCCGACCGGCACCTATGGCGCCAGCACCACGAACTACAGCAACCTGACCGGAAATTCCGACGAAGTGTCGGGCACGGGCTACACCGCCACCGGCCAGGCTTTGGCGAACAATATTTCGCCGTCCAACACCGCCGGCAACGCCTTCTGGCAGTGGAGCGTGAACCCGAGCTGGACAGGCGCGACCTTCTCGACGCGAGCGGCATTGGTCTACAACACCTCCAACCGCGGCGCCGGTGCTGGCGCATCGGTCTCCGTCCATGACTTCGGCGGCACCCAGAGCGTCACCGCCGGCACCTTCACGCTGGTGCAGCCGTCCAACGCCGCGAGCACGTCGCTCCTGCAGATCAACTGAGGTAGGCCATGGCAGTCGTGGACGGAAAGCAGCGCCCGCTGGAAGTCGGCCAGCGCATCACCGTCCCGGCCATCGTGCGCGGAATTGACGGCGATCGCATCGCTATCGAAACCGCGCTCAACACAGACAATCGGTCGTGGGAGATTGCCCCTCAGACCTTCTCCATCCCCGATGGCCGGCATGTGCTGCGCTGCGAGGCTGGCGATAACAATGGCCTCGATGACGCTGTGGTAGCGGACGCTGCAAAGCGCGCCGATGACAACTATGCGGGCGAGATGGAATCTCGCCGCGCAACCCTGGCCGGTCTGGATGCGGAGATCGTCAAGAAAACAAATGCCAACAAAGCGCGCATGGCCGGCATGGACGCGGAGTTCGAGACTGCGAAGGCCATCCATGTCGCGCGCATGGCCGTTGTCGATAAACCAAGCGGCTAGTCGCTAAATGGCGACGATCAACGATAAATTCTCTGCGGTAACGGGAATAACAATCTCGTTGAATTCTCTGGCGTCGAGCAACGCCGGGGTTGGCCGTCAGTCGACGCTTATCGACAACACGTCAAATCTCTATCTGAGCGCGATCATCTCGGTCTCGCTGAAGATGGGCACCACGCCGACGGCGAACAGCGTGGCGTATGTATTCCTGATCCGCAGCAACAATGACACGACGCCGATTGCCGATGACGGCGCCGGCACGACCGACGCCGCTATCACGATTGTTCAGTCGAATCTGCTCGGTGTGATCCTATGCCCCAGCGCCACTACTGGCGCGGTTCTGGCAAAGAATTTCGACACCTTGCCGCTTGGCCTTCCGCTGGGTCCGAAGTGGGGCGTTGCGGTCGTGAACTCGACGCAAGTTGCGCTTTCCTCTTCCGGTCACACGGTGGACTTCATCGGGCGCACGCAGACGGTGGCGTAAATGGCAATCGGCTGGAATGAGACAGTCGGGGTAATCCCCCACATTCCGCCAAAGCCTGTTAAGCCTGCTCTGAATGGTGCAAACCCTATTGCGCGCGGCCTGGTGTTCGCCGTGGACTATGCTTTCAATATCTCCTCGGGCACGGGAAACCACCTCGACCTGACAGGAAATTCCATCGGTGCCTTTGTAAGCACGCCTGGCCCGACCATGGGTCCGTTCGGCCAGCAGTGCACTTTCGGAAACAGCACGGCCGACAGCTACACCACGAATGGTCCTGTCAACAGCCTTGCGTCAGGCACTGTCGAATTTTTGGCAAAGCCGAACGTCAATGACTTTGGCGCCTTCTTCAACAAGGGCACAAACTTCTTTCTGAACATAGGATGGGTGACCGGCGATCTCTTTGTGGACGTGGATTTTTCCACGACCAACGGAGAATGGCAGACCACCGGCGGCTCGTTCCCGTTCGATCAATTCTGCCATGTGGTCGTAACGTATAACGGAAGTTCGGCTTCGAACACGCCGACCGTTTACATCAATGGCATTCCGAAAACTCTGCAGCTGAACACGGCGCCGGTCGGAACCCGGGTTGCGGATGACACAACACTGTTGGTCGCCAATTACCCCGGCATGGACGCCGACATGGTGCCGGATATCGTCTACATGCGGTATTGGAACCGCATTCTTTCGATATCTGAAGCACGCTCGCTTTTCAATGATCCCTGGCAGGTCTACGTTCAGGCGCCCCCGCAGACGGCGACGAACCTTCCGAGTTCTGGCACAAATGTAAACCTGACGGCGGTAGTAGGTACCGGCGCCGCCACGGCCTTCACCCCGACCGTTCAGCCGACCTTCTCTCCGGCCACCGCGGTCGGAACCATTGGCGGCGTAACACCGACCGACAAGCAAACACTGCCCGCGGTCGCCGGTGCTGGCGCCGTGGCAGGCTTCACGCCAAGCATCAGCATTACGCTGAATCCAGCTGTCGGAACGGGTGTGGCGGCCGGTCTAACGCCTTCGTCCCAACCTGCGGTCCTAGCGGCAGCAATCGGATTGGGCGCAGTTTCTGGCTTCACGCCGAATGTGCTGAAGACGCTGGCGGCGGCGACCGCAACCGGCATAGCCGCCGGCCTGACGCCGCAGCTGCTCATCAGCCTGGCACCGGCCGTCGGTCTTGGACAGATCGGGAATTTCAACCTGCCCGTCCCATTGGGCCAAGCTATCGGTTTGGGCGCCATTGGCGGGTTCGTCCCGACCATCCTCAAAACCCTTGCAGCGGCCACGGGAACGGGCGTGGCGGCAGGTTTTGTTCCTGGCGTGCAGCCATCGCTGGCAGCCGCTATCGGTCTTGGCATCGCCGCAGGCTTTACCCCGTCCGGACAGGGCACCCTGCCGCCGGCATCTGGTTTGGGGCAGGTGGCGGGCTTCGTGCCGTCCATATCGATCGCATTGCTGGCGGCGGCGGGCGTGGGCATTGCGAGACCGTTCACGGCCAACCTCAGCATCCTGCTGGCGCCGGCCGTCGGCATCGGCACTGTCGCCTCGCTTACCCCGACCAATACCTTGGCCTCGGCCATCGGCATCGGTGTGGCGCTTTCTTTCCTGCCGGCACTGGGCATTGCCCTGGTCCCAGTTGTTGGCCTCGGTGTCGCGGGGAATTTCCGCGTCAATATTTTCACGCCGTGCACGGAAACGATCATAGGCATAATCGGGAATCCACAGGTGGCGGTGATCATGGAAATGGACGCGCTGCCCGTTGCGATCCAGGGCCAGATGCTCGGCGCGCTGGGTGTGGTGTGCCTGATCAACAATCCGCTGGTTGCGGCGGTGGCGCCAATCAATCCGCCGGTGGTGGCGATAGAGGGCGATCTTTGCTCGTGCTGAGGTGGCACCCATGAACGCGAACGAATATGGGGTCGTTCTGGGATTTTTTGTCGCCTATGACATAAGCGGCTTTACCGGCGTAAGCATCGAATTCTGGGCGCCCGGTCTTAACCCGCTGTCAGATCCACCGACCTGGACAAAGACTAGCCCGGACGTAAGCGTACCGAATGTTCCTTTCGTCACGCCCGGCGTGGAGTTTCCGGCAAACCAGTATGCGCAATACACCTCGATCCAAGGCGATTTTGTGCTGCCCGGCACCTGGAGCGCGCGCGTGATCTATGACGTCACCTCACCGGCGCAGCAGTTGATTTCGAACGTCGGCACCTTTCTAGTCGGCCCGTAAGGAAAGCGAGTCGCCATGACCACCGACACAACCCGCCAGCCCTCACAGGCCATGCCGGTCTACCTGGCGCCCGCCCCCGGCGCCGCCAGCAAGAACATCACGACCGCCACCACGACCGAGATCAAGGAGTCGGCGGGCTATGTAACAAACATCGCGATCAACACCGGCGTCGCCGCCACAACGCTAAAGCTCTATGACGGCGATCCGGCAGGCAGCGGCGTGCTGCTGGGCACCTGGTCAACTGCGGCGCAAAACGGCATCCCGGTGAATATCCCGTTTGCCACCGCGCTCTATGCGGTCACCAGCGGCCTTGCTGACGTCACGGTGTCCTACGTCTGATGGCTGAAACCATCCGCGCCGCCGGCATCATGTTCCTGACGGCGGAGCGTCAAGTTCTGTTTCTGAAAAGGGGTAATGGAGGCGACTTTCCCGGACATTGGTGTTTGCCTGGCGGCAAGCAAGAGCCGGGCGAGACGCTTGAACAGTGCGCCGTGCGCGAGACAACGGAAGAGGCTGGCGATGTGCCGCCCGGCAAGCGCGAAGAGCTTTGCCGCAGCACGGCTATCGGATTTCCCGCGCCGATCAATGAGGGATTGCCGGGCGAGGCCGCGCCTGGGCAGCAGGTGGATTTCACCACCTTCCTGCAGAAGATCGAAAAACCGTTCACGCCCATCCAGGATGATGAGCACACCGGATATGCCTGGGCGCCGGCCAACCAGCCGCCCGAGCCGCTTCATCCTGGCGTGGCGATCGCACTGCGGCGCATGCGCGGAAACGAGCTCGACATCGCGCGGATGATGGCCGCGGGCGAGCTGAGCAGCCCGCAGAAGTACCATAACGTCTGGCTCTTTTCGCTGCGCATCACTGGCACCGGCATGGCGGTGCGCAAAGAGAAGAAGGACAAGAAAACCGGCAAGGTCACGCGCCCCGAGGAATTGGTGTGGCGCAGCTCTGACATTTATTGCAACGACGAATTTCTCGCGCGCTGCAATGGCCTGCAGGTTATCTGGGAGCATCCCGAAGGGGCGACGCTCGACAGTCAGGAATTCCAGCAGCGCTCGCTCGGCGCGATCATGCTGCCCTTCATCGGCAACGGCAGGGTCGGAGCGCCGGATGAGGTCTGGGGTATCGCGAAGGTCTATGATGAAGGCGCTGCCGTCATCATGGGCAAGATGCAGCTTTCGACATCGCCCACGGTGGTGCTTGGCGATGAGGAAAATCCGGACCTGGTGCTCAAGACCGAAGACGGTCGGCGCCTGATAATTGAAAGCACACCCAAGCTAGTGGATCATGTCGCTATCTGCTGGCAGGGGGTTTGGGACAAAGGCGGCGAGCCGAAAGGCGTTCTTGTTGAAACTCTAGCAGTGGGAGACTCCACAGACATGACGGAAGAAGAGAAAAAGGCTGCGGCCGATGCGCAGGCGCGCAAGGACGCGGAAGAGAAGGCCGCCAAGGAAAAGGCTGACGCAGAGGCCAAGGAAAAGGCCGATGCTGCCGAAGACCGCAAGCGCATGGCCGACGCCATGAGCACGATGGCGGACTCCCTGAAGGGCATCCACGAGCGTCTGGACTCGGTGGAGAAGAAGGCGGACGCCGCGTGCGCCAAGGCCGACAGCGTGCGCGAAGACGCGCGCAAGGACGGCGAGTCCGAAGAGGACTACAAGGCGCGCATGGACAAGAAGCGCAAGGACTCCGAGGAGGCCGAAGCCAAGGCGAAAAAAGACGCCGAGGAAAAGGAAGCCAAGGAAAAGGCCGATGCGCAGGCGAAAGCCGATGCCGAAAAGGGCCTCTCCGAAATCCGCAAGGAGCTCAACGATCTGCGGGCGCTGACCAAGCCCCGCACGCCGGAAGAGCGCAAGGCTTATGCCGATGCGCAGGTGCGCTTCGATGAGGTCTACAACAAGCTCGGGCGCCAGGCGCCGGCGCCGATGGATGGGGAGGCTCTCCCCGACTATCGCCGCCGTCTTGCCGCGGGCCTGAAGGTCCACAGCCAAGCCTGGAAGGACACCGATCTCATGACCGTGGCGGACGATGCCCTCTATGGCACCATCGAGGCCCAGATCCTGCAGCAGGCGACCGAGTTCTCTGCCCGCCCCGACAATACCGAAGTGGGGTTGCGCATGGTCACCAAGCGCGAAGGCGGCCACGAAATCCATGAGTTCTATGGCCAGCCTGCCAACTGGATGGACCTCTTTGCCGGCGGTCGCCAGCGTGTGACCGGCAAGCTGCAAGGCAACCTCGGGGGTAACCGCTAATGACTGCATCTCTTCCCTTCAATCCCTTCACCACCACGGTGGCGCAGGGCGCCTTCGGCGTCGACTCCGTCGGCTATGTCCAGGGCGACGTGATGCCCGAACCCGCGAAGGTCTATTCGCTGGCGTCCGGCATTCTGGCCAACGCGGAAACGCAGGTGATGTACGGCGGCGTCGGCATCTACACCGACGTGCCGGGCGGCACCGGCGCTCCGCGCGCAAATCTCGGTCCTGTCGTGGGCCGCGCCACCAACCTGACCACGCTGCAAGCCTTCAGCACCTGGTCGTATAGCAACGTCAACTGGCCGCAGAACCCGGTGCCCGTCGCCGGCACCAGCCAGCAGGTGCGTTACTATCGCCTGGGATCTGGCGTGCGCATGGCAGTGGCCTGCGATGCAACGCTCACAAGCCTGCGCGGCGGCGCCACCACGGCTCAGGTAAGCTGGGACTTCACCAACCAGCTGCTGGTGCCGTATCTGGGTACGCTCACCATTTCGAGCGGCACCTACAACAGCACCACCGGCGCGGTCGTGCTCACGATGGCTGCCACCCCGACCTTCGGGCCCGGCGTCTCGCTGCATCTGGCGAGCCTGACCGGCACCGGCGGCTATGCCAGCCTGGATGGCGTGTGGACCGCCACCGCTGTCAGCGGCAGCACCGTCAGCTTCACCGGCACCACCGGCCTCGGCTCCACCACCATCACCGGTGGCAATCTGACCGTCGGCGGTGCGGCAAGCCAGGCGCTGAACGTGCAGGTTCTCGATGTGCAGGCCACAAACTGCATGACCGTGAACTATGCAGGTGCCGGCAGCAACGCAACCTGGAATTACAACGCCGCCGCGGCGTTGATCCTGCTGTAAGGAGAAAAAACAGCTATGGGAATTCAAGCTTCTGCCTACCAGCTCGTGCACCCGTCCTTCGTGGAGCCCGAGTTCCTGACCCAGATCACCCAGTCTTCAGGTTTTGTAGACCTGATGGCCGACAGCCAGATGCGCGTGCGCCTGGCCGAGGATGATCTGGCCGTCTACATGAAGACCCTGAACGTCCGCACCAAAGCCGCGGCCGGTCAGACGGGCTTCAACGAGCTGCCCGGCGTCGACATCGCAGCCGCGATGATCTCCACCAGCACCTACCTCATCCAGCTGGCGGCGCAGTACAACCACCATGACACCCGCGCTGGCGCCAACTGGGGCTTCTCGGTCCCGCAGGCGTACCAGCTGGGTCTGCGTCAGGGTGCCTTCCTGCTGGCGCGCGATGCCTTCCTCTACGGGATGAACCCGCAGCTGGGTGAGGGCTTGACCAACGCCGCCGGCTCGACTGCGGTCAATCTGCCGCCCGACCAGTACGGCAACACCACCGTGCTGACCTACGACAATGGTGCGATGGCCTTCTTCCTGGCTGGTCAGATCCAGGCGCTGAAGACCCGCACCTTCCAGATGGGCCAGGGTAAGGAATTCACCATCTGCGGCCCGCAGCGCACCCTCGGTCAGTTCGAATACAATGTCGTGCAGCTGACCCAGTTCCAGCGCGAAGGCTCGGGCACCGAAAGCACCAAGGGCGTCCTGGAGTCCATCCTGATGGACAACAAGGACAAGCTGAACTGGGTGTACGACGACACCCTGATCGGCCAGGGATCGGGCAGCACCGATCTGGTGCTGCTGTCCATGCCCAAGGTCGACAACCCCAAGAAGATGGGATCGGTCGACACCAACGTGTTCAGCAACATCACCCCGAACAACGCCACCTGCGTCACCCAGTATGCCGACATGGCGGCGCCGCGCGAAATCCTGTCGCCCGGCCCGCGCGGCATGACCGATGTGCTGCACGAATGGCGCATCAGCAGCGGGTGGGTGCCGCGCACGCAGGCTCTGACCCAAATTTCGATGGCCTATTCGAGTTAGGCTGGGTAAGTTCGCCATCGAATCTTAGAGGGCAGATCCCCACATGCGGCTCTATTTGGCGAACATTTCCAGGCAACGTCAGCGTTTTTTCTACCGCAAAGACCTTGATGCTTCCGGCAACCCGGTGTCCCAGCTGGGGGTTACCCCCCTGCATGTGGACATCGCGCCGGGACATCAGGAGCAGGTCGGTGGCGATCTGTCTGAAGCGCAGGCAAACTCGATCATCAAGCAGGCGGAAATCTATGGCGGCATTCATTGCGATGACGTCAACCGCCTGACCGACAAGACCACATTCCTGTATTCCAAGGATTTGGCGATTTCCAAGGCCAGGATCGAGAAGTGCCACCAGCACAATCTCGGCGTCCTGACCAAGGAAGGCGCCAAGCGCCGGCAGGCCGCGGCGATCGCATCGGCCACCGTTATCGACAGCGATGAGGTGAAGGTGACGCTGGAACAGCAGGAAGAAAGCGAAGCCGGCCCGGGCCGCCTGGAAGAGGGCTACACCGTCGACAAGGTGAACGATAAGGGCCGGGGCGGTAGCAGGCGCGGCGCCCGCGCGCGCACCGAAGCGCGGCCCTAAGCCATGCCCGGCCCGACGCTGGCAGGGTTTCAGCAGTGGGCCCAGCAGGTGATGGGCGTGACATCAACGGGTTCGTCCGCGATCCTGCCGTCAGCCGACCCGTCATGGACATGGGCCTTTGCCAGCGCGGTGAACCTGGTCGATCCGACCTGGTGCCAGGTTTCGCCGCTGTCCTACACGCAGATGGTCTATAACGTCGCCGCCAACAACCTGCTCTATTGGGCGCAGGATCCGGCGAGCGCGCCCTATTACAAGAATTCGCCGGACCAAGGCGAGCTGAAGTTCTTCGCCTATTGGCGGGACAAGTGGAATCTGCTGGGGCCGATCAGCGGCGTCGTCAGCGGCGCCAACGACCAGGGCAGCGGCAGCACGCTGGAGGTCCCAGACGCGCTCAAGAACCTGACGCTCGAAGACCTTCTTCTGTATAAGACACCGTACGGAAGGGCGTACTTGGCGTATGCGCAGCAGCAGGGGTCTTTATGGGGAGTGAGTTGAAATGGGGCTGGAGTCCAAGAGAGCTTTCCAAGGACGCGGAGTATCATAGCCGCGACCAGCTCGGTCAGGGATTGAACTGATGCCAATGATCTTGCGCATGGGCGTGATCGACATCCCGTATTCTCATGACCGCGGCGATCAATCCAAGCGGCGTTCCGCGCTGCGCGGCGATTTGCGGGAGCATCTGAAGAAGGCGGCCCGGCCCGACGGCGAGCCCCAGAACAAGACCACCGGTGATGTCGCGACGATGCTCGAAGCGAAGTATCACATCATGGAAAACTTCGCCCATCGCTACCGGCCGGTCATCGTGAAAGAGGTCGAGAATGTGCTGGCGGGCCAGCTGAAGAACCGCATCCTGGGTCAGCCGACCAACCAGCCGATCAGCTTTGCGCAGGCCGGCTCGGTGATCGAACACCACTTCCGGGCCTTCTTGGACAACCGGGAAATGGATGGTATGCCGGGCGTGCCCACGGCGGCGGCGGAACGCGGTGTCAGCCATCGCTTCAAGCATCCGTACAAAAAACGCGCGCCCCGCCCGAGCTTCATCGACACGGGCACCTATCAAGCCTCCTACGTCGCGGAGATAATCCAGAATGAGGCTGTCTAACCAGAAGCAGGCGCTGGCCCGGCCGACCCACCACGAAAAGCGGCGGGGCGGCGAATGGATCGACCATGGCAAAGAGCCTGACCTGCCGGCCGGCCCGCAGTCCAAGCCGCCAGTCGTGCCGGCGCCGAACGCCGCGGACGGCTCCAAGCACAATCTGAAGTCGCCCCAAGGCGCCGAGGTCATCTTGACCTGGCAGCAGAATGTCTGGTGGCCGATCCTGGCCCATCAAGGCCGTCGCGTCGCCTTCTCGCCCGCCTATCTGGGCACGGCGGGCTGGATTTACGGCAGCCCCCTGTAAATGTCGCTTCTGGAAGAAGCCGCCACCGACCAATCTCCGCTGAACGCCGCCCTCAAGCAGGGCATCGAGTTCATCTCGGAGAACCAGCAGATCACCTTCAACCAGTATGTGCGGATCGTGCTGCCGGTTGATGGGTATGTGTTCTGGGTGCGCGCCGACCAGTTGAACCCGAAGGCGCTGGCCAACACCTTCGGCTCAAATGCGGTCACACCGAACCAGGCCGCGAGCATCAAGCAATGGGGACCGCAGATCACGGTGACCGGCTCGTTCCACTACTCGGCAACGCGCACTTTCGAGGAAGCCGAAAATTTCACGGTCAACCGCGTGCTCTTCACATCGGAAAAGCCGGTCGAGCCGCTGAACAGAGTGGGGCCCGGAACGCTCTGGATTGGCGAATTCGACAAGCTGAAGTTCGCCTTCGGATCCCATGCGCTGCTCTATCGCGCCGCCAGCATCTGGCACTATGCCGGCGATGCGGTCTACCCAGACATGGAGACCCAGCTTTTGGAAGACGTTCGGACGTTTTCCAACAAGCAGATCGTTTCGAACAGCCTGCCGATTTGGCTGGCCATGAACAATTTCGTGCCGCAGCCCTGGTGGCCTTTCGCCAACACGGTGACGCTTTATCCGTCTTATGCCGTCCCGGCAAACCTGGAGCCGCCGTGGGGTGTGGTGCACATCGCGCCCGACAGCACCGAAGCGATCGCAGCGGCGCCTCACCTGGGCAAGATGTACAGCCATCACCAGCTGACACAGGAAAATGTTCGCGTGACGCTTTGGGGCCTGCGTAACGATCAGGCCCAGGACTTCGCGGACTTCGTACAGCAGCAGGCGCAGACCAACGAGGATTTCGGCATTATGAACATGCCGGTGGTGCGCGATGAAAAGCGCTTTCAGTCCGAGCTCGGCGCGCTGGCGCAGAAGAAGGTCATCGATTTCCGGATCAATTATCTCCAGCACCGGATCAACAATATCGGGCGACAACTGATCAACGACGCGTTCTTTGAGACGATTTACGTCCAGCCCGGCGCGGAAATTATCGAGTCAACCTCTTAGGGAGAATTTTCACATGAGTCAGAACCTTGCCGCGCAAACTCTTGTAAAGGCTGGCGGCGGTGCCGGTTTCGCGCCTGGCGACAAGCGCGGCCTTCCGTTGGTTGCGCAGGCGCATGCCGCGAACTTCGAGGCGGTCGCCACCGGCAATGTCGGCATCTGCGCCAACTCTGCGGGCGTGACCACCAGCGTGGCCCTGGCCACAACCTATCTCGGCATCTGCCTGTCGAACCCGGCCGGCAGCGGCAAGAACCTGAGCCTGATGCGCGTGACCGCCCAGCTCAATGTGGCGCCCGCCGCCATCACATCTTTCGGCCTGATCGTCGGCTATTCGGCGGCCGGCGTCGTGACCCACACCACCGCCCTGACCCCGCTCAATGCGCTGATCGGCGGCGGCAACACGCTGGTCGGTCTGGTGGACTCCGCCTGCACCATCGTCGGCACGCCCGCCTGGGGTCGCTGGATCGGCGTTCCCGCCAGCCCCACCGGTGAAATCGGGGTGGATGAAAATGTTGCCGGCGAACTCCTGATCCCGCCGGGCGGCTATGTGGCGGTCGGCACGCTGATCGCGTCGCCCGCCAGCGGCTTCCTCGGCTCCTTCACCTGGGAAGAAATCAGCCAGTAACGCTTGCTGGCGTGAAGGGTTGAAGCCTTGAAGAAGGAACCTGCATGAGCACCGAAATCGTCATTGTCAATGTATCGCAGCAGCTTGCGCCGCTCCCGGCGACGCTGCAGCAGTGCGGCGCCTTCATCAGCCAGGGCGGTACGACCTTGGCGGCCGGCACCTTCGCGGCGCTGACCACCCAGGCGACGCTGGCCACGATCCAGCCTGCTGCGCTGGCGGTGACCTCAATCACATGGTCTGCCAATGTGGCGACGGTGACGGCGGCTGCAACGCTATCCCGCACCACCGGCGACACTTTCGTGACCACGATCGCAGGCGCGACCCAGGCCGGCTACAACGGCACGGTTCTGGCCACCGTGACCGGCGCCAGCACCTTCACCTATCCGCTGACCACGAACCCGGGCACATCGCCCGCCACCGGCACCATCACCTACACCCGCCCGGGCGTGGGCGAAGTCTCGTCCATGAATGCGACCTGGTGGGCACAGCTGAATGCCGGCAACGTGGCACCCTTCGTGCTGGAAGTGGGCAATGTCGAGGACAGCGCCGCGATCACCGCCTTCCAGACCTATCTGACCAATAACCCGAACAGCGCCTATGTCCCCGGCGCCACCGGCTATTTCTACAATTATCTCGTGCCGCGGACCTGGGCCAACGCCACCAGCTTCTACACAACCATGGTCGCGGCCTATAACTCGCCGACTGCGCGGACCAGCTTCTGGTCCACCATGACCTCGGCCAATTACACGAACTTCAGCCTGCTGGACTCGTGCGTGGTCGGCCTCGTGGAAGCGCCCGGTCTGCCGCTGACCGAGTTCAGTTTGGCGTCCGGCTTCTTCGTGGCGACCAACTACGCCCCGTCTTCCACCAGCAAGGTGCCTCCGCTCAACAATGCCTTCGTCTATGGCGTGACGCCGTACCCGGTCTCGGGCACGGCCACCACGCTCAACAATTTCAAGGCGGCCGGCGTGAACTGGATCGGCACCGGCGCGCAGGGCGGCCTGTCGCTGACCACCTTCGTCTATGGCACCACGATGGACACGGTGTCCTTCAACTGGCGCTATTCCATCGACTGGGCGCAGATCAACCTCAAGGTCGATCTCGCGAACGCGGTCATCAACGGCTCCAACACCACGATCAATCCGCTCTACTACAACCAGGATGGCATCAACCGCCTCCAGGCGGTGGCGGGCGGCACGCTGAACCGCGGCATCAGCGCCGGCCTGATCCTTGGCAGCCTGGTGCTGACAGAGCTGGACCCGCAGACCTTCCAGAACAACATCAATGCGGGCCTCTATCTGGGCCAGTGCGTGATCAATGCCACGCCGTTCCAGACCTACCTGACGGCCAATCCGTCGAACTACAAGCTGGGCCTATACGGCGGCTTCCAGGCTGTGATGAGCCCTCAGCTCGGGTTCAACCAGATCGTGTTCAATCTCGAAGCCACCCAGTTCGTGTAAGGAGCACGCATGCCCCTCAATCCGAATGTTCCGCAGGGCGTCCTAAATCGGGTCCGCGGCTCGCTCCAGATCAGTCAGAACCAGGATTTGAACGTCACCGCGCCTTACCTCGGGTCCGAAGGCATGTCCTTCAACCCGACCGGCAACGCGGTCGATTACATCCGGACCCTGACCGGCATGGTGCGCTCGCCCGCCCCTTACATGGGCATGGAAGGCACCATCCACCTGCTGCGAACGCAGAGCCTTTCGAACCTGTGGAAGAACACGCTGGAGTCTGACGCCTATCTGGGCCAGCTGACCTTGCGGCCGGACGCGTCCCAGCTCGGCGCCTTCGTCTTCCAGAATTGTTCGATCGCAGGCATGGAGCCGTTGAAAGTCAATGGCACGGATGCCGGCTTCATGGTAAGGGTCGAGGGCGTCTATCCCACGAACGGGTCTCTCTACAACAACGCCTGATAGGTCTGCATGTCCGTCGCCGTCAGCAAGCGTCTGAGCCTGGTCATCCCCATAGAGGTGGATGAAAAGACCACGTTTCATGTGCATTCCCAGCCGATCCTGTCGGAGACCTTCAAGCATTACCATTCGGTCCTGGCCAAAGCCTTCAACCAGATCCACAGCGGCGGATACGGAATCGCCGGTGGCAGCCGCGTCGCCGAGTTCATCCTTCAGGATGTGGCCGAGCGCGATGGCACCTGGGAAGGCCCGGCCGGGGTCAAGAATGGCCTGCTGACCGAGATCGTCCAGCGCACCAATGTCATGATGCCGGGCGAAACCGGCTGGCAGCTGACGCCGCTCTACGATGTCGAGAAGTCAGACCTGATCGACGCGGACGATGTTCAGGCGGTGAGGCACGCCCTCGTTTTTTTTACCTTGCTTTCATGGATGCTGCTCAAGCGGGACTTGCCCGCGGTGATGGTCTTGGTTCTGCTGAACTGGGGCGGGCAGCTTACACCATTGAATGCTACGGAATTTCGGAATTCGTTGCAGACATCGACCGAGACCGGCAGTACAGCCGAGAAGCCCCCAGCGTAATTTCCGACCATCTGGACTGGGCCGCCAACGAAGGCTTCGAGCAGGTCATGCGCTTCTATGACCAGACCCGCTGGAAGACGGCGCACGAATTCCGCCAGCGCTATCTGATCGAGGCATCGCTGGCCGGGAAGAGGTGGTGACGCCATGGTCATAAAGCCGATCCTGGATGTCGACATCGACCCAGACGATAAGCTCGGGCAGTACGTCAAGAAATATCAGGACTACGAAGAGCGCCTGAAGAAGACGCCCGGCATGTGGAGCCAGGCGGCCGGCGAAGCGCAGCACGCCGCCGATGCTTTCACCAAGAGTTCAGCCGCGCTGCTGGCAATGTTGGACATGGCCGACAAGCTCGGTGAGAAGACCCGCGCCACCCGCAAGCAGGCCGATGACACGGCTTCTGCCTGGGCAAAATCCGCCAAGAACACCGCCGCCTTCGCCGTCAATGTTGGCCGCAGCGTCCTGTCCCTGGCCAAGTGGGTTGGTCTGCTGGAAGGCGCGGCGGGCCTTGTGGGCTTTGGCAGCTTCCTGGGGCTGGAGAAACTGGCCCGGGATGTCGGTGGCACCCGGCGCAGCAGCCTGGGCCTGGGAACGACCTATGGCGAGCAGCTGGCCTTCCAGACCGATCTGGGGCGGCTGGTCGACACCAGGGGCTTTCTGGGCGGGGTCAGCGAATCCCTCGGCGACGTCACCAAGCGCCGCTTCCTCTATTCGGCCGGCCTCACACCCGGCCAGATCCAGGGCAAGGACACCTACGGGGTCTCCACCGCCCTTCTGTCGAGCATCAAGACGCTGGTGGACCACACTAAGGGCGACTATTTGGGCAACCTTCTTTCAGCCCGTGGCCTTGGGCAGTTTGGTCTGACCCTCGAAGACCTGCGACGGCTCAAGGCCACCCCGCGGTCAGAACTCGACCAATACCTCTCCCAGTCTGAAGAAGACCGGCGCAAATTCGAGGTCGATCCAAAGACCCAGAAGGCGTTCCAGGACTTCGACCGCATGCTCAATGCGTCGAAGACCCAGATCGAGGGCGCTTTCGTGCGCGGCCTCGCGCCACTGACCCCCGAGCTGACCAAGCTGTCCGGATCGTTCGCAAATGCCGTTTCGTCTTTCCTGGCAGCGCCGGAAGTGAAGCAGGGCATCCAAGACCTGGCAAAATACATCGGCTCGCCGCAGTTCCGCACCGACCTGAAGAATTTTGCAACCGATATGGGCTATGCCGCCCACAAGATCGCGGACGGCTTGAAGTGGCTCGGGCTGATCCCAGATCACAGCCCGGAAGCGGAAAAGCAGAAAACGGCGGAAGATAATCGCCGCCAGAACCTGCTCGACGGCGGCAACCGGCCGACCAGCTATCCGGACAGCTCACTGCGCAATAACGATCCGAACCGGCCTTCCCGCTGGTGGGATCCAGGCAGCTGGCAGAGTGGCCAGGGCGCGGTGGCGCAGCACAGGATTTCGCTGGTCGAGTGGGACAAGGGCTTGCCCAAGAACCTGCTATACGGCGTCTATGGCGCGGAATCGGCTTTCGGCAAGAATGCCGGATATTCGAAAGCCGGCGCACTCGGCGCCTTCCAGATGATGGAAGGCACGGCCGCGCGCTATGGCGTCCATGACCGGACAGATTTTGATCAGGAATCGCGCGGTGCCGGGTCGTACCTTGCGGACCTGCTGCGCCGATATAAGGGGGATATAAAAAAGGCCCTTGCCGGCTACAACTGGGGCGAGGGCAATGTCGACAAGGACATCAAGCGCTTCGGTGCTGCCTGGGAACAGCACCTCCCGAAAGAGACCGCGGGCTACATAAAGAAGGTCTTGGCCATCATGGCGGCCGGCCCAAAAGCTTCTCCGCGCCCCGGAACGCCAGAAGCCTTGAACGCAGCTGCTGGGCGGACGGCGAAGGTAAAGGTGGACGCGAAGGTGCATGTGACAGTGCAATCTCAGCCTGGTAGCAATCCGGTTGTGAGCGCTTCGACAGTGGCAGCCGGCGGATGAGCCTTTCCGACTTCCAGATGAATTACGAATACTCGCCCATCACCTTGGTGGGCGGGATCGCGGATCAGATGGGCGGCTCGCTGCAGATCCTCTATCTGCTTCAGCCCGAGCTTTTCCCTGGCGGCCCGACCGGTAGCGCGGACCTGACGCAGAACCAACCGCTGGCGCATTTCTATCCGGAAGCCGGCAGCCGCCTGATCTTCAACCAGAGCGCCGAATACACGATCGCAAACCAGCAGGTCGCGGCGAACGCGCAAATCGTCCAGGCGCTTCCGATCGCACTGATCATGCAGTGCCCGGCCCAGACAGAGGGCGGCTACGAGGCGAAGCTGGGGATGTTCCAAAATCTCCAGTCCCAGCTGCAGCAGCACACCGCGAAGGGCGGCACCTATATCGTCGCAACGCCGGCCATGATCTGGGACAATTGCCTGCTCGACTACATCGAGGATGCGAATGGTGACGGCGAAGCGCAGGCGCAGGTGGCGTGGCGCTGGGTCTTCCACCAGCCGCTTCTGACGGTGGCGCAGGCCCAGCAGGCGCAGAGCACACTGTTGAGCAAAATCGGTGACGGCACGCAGGTGAACCAGGACGCCAACGGCCAAGTGAACTGGACCGACCCAAGCAATCCGGTCAACCAGCCGATCCAGTCATCGCCGAACACGGCGACGATCCCGACAGCGGGGGTGCCCCCGTCGTGACCACCTATTACGCCTATGTGCGGCCGGTCTCCGGGCCCTTCGTCTTTCAACCGACTTTGGATGGCCAGCAATATGTGGTCTCGGTCTGGTGGAATGTCGCCGGCCAGAGAAATTTCTTCACGGTCCAGCAGCTCGACACCACGGTGGTGCTGACCGCGGGTCTTGTCGGGTCAGATGTCGGAATGCCAATCCAGTCCCTGACCTGGGATGCGGGCGAGGTGAGTGTCGACACGGTGAACCCGCACGGCTATGCCATCGGCGCAACCCTGGATCTGACGGTCGCGGGCGCAAGTGTGGCCGCCTACAACGGGATATGGCGCTGCTTTGTGACCGATCCGAACACGCTGTCCTATGACCTGGCAACGAACCCGGGCGCTTCGGCTGTCAATGGCGTGCTGAGCTATGACATAAACCTCGTGAAGGGATACTTCACCACCAGCACGCTGGTGTACCGCTCGCCCAATGGCACTTTCGAGGTCTCACCTTGAGAGGGTATGAGATCAGCATCTTCGATAAGGGCGGCGGCTTGTGGACTCCGCCGAACCTCGCCTCGATCAACACGGGCGCGAGCTTTTCGAGCCTCATCAACGGCGACAACAATCCGGGCGCGCTCAATGTCGAATTCGACATCTGGACGGCGCCCTATCACCAGACGGGCGGCGCGTCGTGGGTGCGCGTGACCGGCATCGGCCTGAAGGAAATCGGCGACGCTTCGAACCTGAACGGCTTTTCCATCACGGTGAAGGCCGGCATGCGCAAGGGCCTGCCGCTGGCGACAGCCGCCTTCAATGCCGGCCAGTATGGGACGTTGGTCAACGCGCAGATTTATCAGGCATTCGGAAACTGGGTCGGGGTCGAGCAGAGTCTGGAGCTGATCCTGCAGCCGCCGACCGGCACCAATGACGCGCCGGCAAATCTGGTCTTCAATTGGAAAGCAAACACTTCTCTCGAAACGGGAATTCGGCAGACCCTTTCCACCGCCTATCCGGGCTATTCGATCACGATAAATATCGCCAAGACGTTGAAACTGCCGCAGGACCAGCAGGGCTATCATTACACGCTGGAACAGTTTTCGAACTATGTTCAGAAGCTGAGCCAGAACCTGCTTCAGCAAGAAAATTATACGGGCGTGATCATTTCTGTGCTCGACAAAGAAATCTATGTCGATGACGGCACCGTTCCGGGCGACACAAAAACAGTCCTTGCCCAAGACCTGATGGGCCAGCCGACCTGGCTGGAAGATGGCCTGATCCAGGTGAAGACGGTTTTGCGCGCCGACATAAAGCCTTTCGATCTGATGAAGCTTCCGCAGACGCAGGTGACCACCGGCCCGAACGCGCCAAGCCCCTTCACCAATGCCAAGCTGACCTTCCAGGGCGGCTTTCAGGTGCAGACGATCCGGAATGTCGCGAATTTCCGCATGGCGACGGGAGATGCTTGGGTGACGATTTACGATTGCGCCGCGACCGGTCTGGTGAGCGCGACCTGATGCAGTCTCCCAGCAATGCCCAAAAAACTCCGTTTTCCATGGCGCTGGAGAAGTTCACCAAGAAGCGCGCGCTGGATGCCTACAATGCGCTGGGCAAGGGCCTGCCGGCATCGGTGGTGAGCGTCACCGGCTCCATCGTGACGGTGAAGTTCGAGCTGCAGTCGCCGCCCTTCAATCTGCCGAACGTGAAGGTGCCGATCATCAGTCCGGAATACATCCGCTACCCGACACAGGTTGGCGATCTCGGCGTGGTGGTGCCTTTCGATGTTCTGCTTGGCGCCATCAGCGGAATAGGGGGCAGCGTCGCGCGCCTGGATGTGCCGCCGAGCAACCTCGGGGCGCTGGTCTGGACCGCAATATCAAATGTGAACTGGTCTACCGCGCTGGACCCGAACAAGATCGAGCTTTACGGTCCAAATGGATTCTACATCCATGACACGGCCGCGAACTGCAGCATCACCGGCGACAAGAATAATTTGACGATTACGGCAAAGACGACGCTGACGTTGCAGGTGGGGAGCAAGTCAATCGTGATCAATTCGAGCGGCGTGACCATCGACGGAAAGCTGTGGGATACCCACCAGCATACCGGGGTGACTACCGGCGGAAGCAACACCGGCGGCCCGGCATGAGGGTCTATGGCCGGGTGACAAACCCCGATGGCTCAAAGACCTGGGTGACGGTTCAGACCGCGCCGAACGGCGACAACACCGCCGTCTATGTGACCGCGCTGGTCCAGTTCCTGAAGCTGAACATCAACGAGAGCCCGTTCTATGCCAATTGCGGCATCCCGAGCTATCCTTCGGTGCACCGGCAGATTCCGCCGGATTTCTATGCGCAGAAGGCCCAACGGCTTTATGCCCAGTATTTCGGGTCTCTGGCGATCACAAAGACGAGCAATAACCCGCCGACCTATCAGGTAAGCCTCCTGACAAAACAAGGCGGCCGCCTGTCCTTCCCGGTGGCTGTGTGAGAGGGCCGGAATGAGCAGTCCAGGAAATCTTCTCCCGGTAAATTTCGGTCCCGAAGGCCCGCAGCCGACCAGTCCGGCGGCGCTCCAGCAGCAGCTTCTGGCCGGCGTGTCGGCAGAGCAGCCCGGCTACACCGCGGCTTTGCCGGGCATTCTGATCGAGGACATCTCTTCGACATGCGTCGGCGCGCTGGTGCTGGTGGATGCCTACCGGGTGGAGTTGCTGAACTCGCTCGCCCCATTGACGGCAAACCAATTCACCCTGATCCAGCTAGGCAATATCTATGGCGTGACGCAGGTCGGCGCCAGCTTCACATCCGTCTATGTCGTTTTCACCGGGACCGTTGGGTTCAACATCGGCGAAGGCTTCTTGGTCGGTGACGGCACCTACCAGTATTCGGTCCAGGATCCGGTGGTGATCCCCGCCAGCGGCACGACTGGCCCGGTTTTCTGCCTCGCGACAACGCCGGGAATTTGGGCGGTGCCCGTCAATACCGTCACTCAGCTGGCGACGACTCCGCCGAGCACCATAACGCTGAGCGTGACAAATCCCGCTACCGGCGTGCCGGGCACCGGGTCCGAGACCGTCGAAAGCTTCCAGGCTGGCGTGATGCAGGCGGGCCTTGCCGCCTCGCAGGGCATGACGACATATCTGAAAACCCAGCTGCGCAATGTTCCTGGCGTGCAGAGCCGCTTGGTCTCCGCGCGCCAAAACAGCGGCTGGGAAATCCTAGTCGGTGGCGGCGATCCTTATGCCGTGGCGAATGCGATCTTCGAAAGCCTTTTCAACATCAACGATCTGGTGCCGTCGACCATCCTGGTGACAGGCATAACGCAGGCCGTCCTTGGCGTCGTAACGACGGCAATAAATCACGGCCTGACCAACGGCCAGAGCAACGTCTTCATCACCGGCGTTGTCGGAATGACCAGCGCAAACGGTGGCCCCTATACCGTGCAGGTGATCAGCCCGAACTCCTTCACCTTTGGCGTCAACACTTCAGGCTTTGGCGCCTATGTGAGTGGCGGATCGATCACGCCGAACGCGCGCAATGTGTCGATCTCGATCCACGATTATCCGGACACCTATGTGATCCCGATTGTCGTTCCGCTGCAACAGACCGTGACGATGACGGTAACCTGGAACACGAATTCTCCGAATTATGTGAACCCGGCTTCGATCTCGCAGTATGCCGCGCCCGCTCTGGTCAACTATGTCAACAGCATCGCCCCCGGCCAGCCGATGAACGTGTTCGTGATGAACACGATATTCCAGGAAGCGGTTGCGCCTGTGCTGGATTCAAGCCTGCTGGACCGGCTGGTGTTCAGCGTCGCGGCCAGTGGCGTGACGATCAATCCCTCCGCCGGGACCGGCCTCTTGGTCGGTGATCCGGAATCTTATTTCTTCGCCACTGCGGCCGGCATTGTGATCAACCAGGGATGAGCACCTTTCCTCCGACCGGCCCAACGACAGTCCTGAAGACGATAATCGCGTATCTGTACGAGCAGTATTTCGATGATCAGAACCTTCAGGCATTTGTCGACAGCTACAACGCCATCGCCCAGCAATATGTGACCTGGGATGCCTATGTCGAACTTCCGGTTTACACTGGCCTTTCCGGTCCTCTTCTGGATTGGGTGGGGACCGGTCTTTACGGCTATTCGCGACCGACCATTCCGAGCGGCTTCTACAATCTGCGCGGGCCGATCAACACCTATGGCCCGAACCAGATGCCGATCAACGCGATCAAGCGCGTCAACATCGGGAACAATTACTTCACGACCACCGATGATGTGTACCAGCGCTGCCTGACGTGGCACTTCTACAAGGGTGACGGAAAGTATTTCACAATCCCTTGGTTGAAGCGGCGCGTCATGCGCTTCCTGACAGGAACGAATGGGACCGCGCCTATCATTTCGCAGACCTATGCAATTAGCGTCTCGATCGCGACCCCGAATGTCTTCATCAACATTTTGAGCGGGCGGCGCCAGATAACCGGCGGCGCCTTCCCGAATGCCTTTGCGCCGAACACAAAACGTCCGAATGAACTGGACTCGGTGCTGAACCCGAACCACCAGAGCTTCCCGCTTGCGGCTACCTTCAAGGCGGCACTGGAAGGTGGAGTTTTGGAATTTCCTTTCCAGTACAACCCAGTGGTCAACATCAAATAGCCAGGAGATAAAATGGCCCTGCTTTTCCTCTTCGCGAACAATGCGGCTTCGACGCTGGCGGCGAACATCACCAACACGGCGACCAGCTGCCAGCTGGCGACCGGTACGGGCACGCTGTTTCCAAACCCGGTTTCCGGATCTCAGCAGTTCGCGCTGACCTTCACCGATGCGGCGACCGGCCTGATCAACGAGATTGTCTATGTGACGGCGCGAACCGGCGATGTCCTGACCATCGTGCGCGCGCAGGAAGGCACCGCGGCGGTTTCGTGGCTGGCGGGCGACAACGCCGACAACCTGATCACCGCCGGAAGCCTAGCGGCGTTCACCCAGCCTCCAACCGGTCGCACGAAGCTGACCGCAAACACGAATTTTTATGTATTGGCGACGGGCAATGACGCGAACAGCGGCCTGGCCAATACCACCAGCGGCGCGTGGCTGACCATTCAGCATGGCATTAGCACCCTGCTTACCGGTTACGATGTCGGCGGCTTTCAGGCGACAATCAATGTCGGAGCTGGCACCTTCGCCGGCTACAATGTCTATGGGCAGTTGGCGGGCCAGGCTGGTCTGCCTCTGATTGTTTCCGGCGCTGGCTCCGGAAGTACGACCATCAACAGCACAATAACGGTCGCCTATAGCGCATATCATTTGGCGCAGAATGCGACGATTGGGTCCGCCTCTAGCAGCGCAGTGGTGGCAACAGAGCTTGGCCGCGTGACAACCGGCGCCAGCCTAATTCTTTCCGGCGCGGCTGGCGGCGGCTCAATTTTGCAGTCCCAGCTATGCGGCCTGATCCAGATCGGATCAAACCTGACGATTTCCGGAGGCGCCCCATATGCAGTCAATGCACAGACAAACGGGGTGATCTTCTCCAATGCCGTTACTGTAACCCTCACCGGCACACCGGCATTTTCAAGTGCCTTTGCTAATGCACAGAACAACGGCACGCTTATTGTCGGAAGTCTTAGCTTCTCTGGCTCCGCAACCGGTGTTCGCTATTTGGCAAACGAGAATGGTGTCATCAATACAAACGGTGGCGGCGCGAACTTTTTCCCTGGAAACTCTGCCGGTTCGGTTTCGAACGGCGGCGTGTACGTTTAGGAGATCGAAATGGCAGACCTTGCTTGGGGCGCGCGCGTCTCTCCGGAATTCCTCACAACGCTTGTGGCCGCGTGCGGCCGCCTGAAAATCGCAGATCCATCCTGGCTGATGGCCTGCATGGCTTTCGAGACGGGCGAGACTTTCAGCCCTTCCGTGCTCAACAAGGAAGGCAGCGGCGCGGTTGGCCTGATCCAGTTCATGCCCCAGACTGCGGCCCAGCTGGGAACGTCAACGGAAATCCTGGCGAGCCTGACGGCGGAGCAGCAGCTGCAGTTTGTGGAAGGATATTTCACGACCTGGCGCGGCCATCTCCATAACCTTGGCGATGTCTATGGCGCCATCATATGGCCCGGCATGATCGGCCAGCAGGACGATTTTGTCGTGTTCAGCAAGGATGATGAACAGCATCCGAAGCGCTATGTCGAAAATGCCGGCCTAGACTTCAACCACGACGGCGAGATCACCCGCGGCGAGATCGTGGCGCGCGTGCAGCAAGAATTGACGCGCGGGCTGCTGGCGGAAAACGTCGCCACCATTTAACGCTTGTTCCAAGACTGATTCGCCTCAGTCGCGGGTCGCCTGTCACCGTTTCGGTCTTCGTGGGGACATGCTCGGAAACGGTTACGGTGGCAGGCGGCCTTCGCCTGAGGCGCATTCTGCATCTCGGGAAACCCACGGAGAAAACCTATGTCATCAGCTGCACAACAGCCGACGCTTTTGCAGACCATCGAAACCGACCTGAAGGCCGGCGTCTCCTTCCTGGAGGAAGAGGCCCTGGAAGCCGGTCTCGGCATCTGGAACATCCTCAAGGGCGCGTTCATCGCGCTGGAGCCTGCCGAAGCGCAGATCCTCACCACCGTGCTCGGCCAGGCGATTGCCGATGCCGGCGCTGGCAAGAGCATCGAGCAGATCGAATCCAGGGCGCTCAACACTGCCAAGGGTGATGAAGCCGCGGTGCTGACCAAGGCCGGCAGCGGCGTGATCCAGACCGTCATCGCCGGCATCCGGGCCAACACCCCGCCTGCCTCTGGCGGCACGCAGGTAGCGAGTTAACAACCGAAGGGGCGGGGACCGTCATGAGAAAGCTTGTGCTGGTCTCCGCCCTATGCCTTTCCGGGTGCGCGACACCTTACGATCCGACGCCCGACATCCATGACGTCAGTGATCAGAAGCAGGTGGCGGCCGATAAGTCAGTCTGCATTCTCTTCGCATCCAGCTATCACCGCCCGTTCGACACGCAAGGTATTGTCGTCGCTGGCGCCGAAGGCACCACCAGCAATCTCGGCCTTGGCGCCGGCAGCTGGTTGGCGCCGTTCCTGGGCGGCCTCGGCGGAATCCTGACAAGCACGCTCCAGTATCTCGGCGTGGTCGATGTCGACACCGCGCGCGCCTACCAGCAGTGTTTGCGCCAGCGTTTCGACCGCGATCACAGCGCGATTCTTGTTGAGCCGCCGTTATAAAAAAGCGGCCCGGATTTCTCCGAGCCGCCTGAGCCATACCACACAACGACATACCCCGGCGCACCTTACCAAAGCAGACCTCGGCATACCGCAGTGAAAAGACCATATCAGAAAAAGGAGCTCTCAATGAAATATTCTGTTTTCGCCGACGGCCAGTCCGCAACCGTCGAACTGAACTTTGACGGCAATGGCAACTTTACCGGCGCGATCCACACCGCCGACGGCCAGCACAATGGCAATCTGTCCGGCACCGGCAATCCGCAGGGTGCGCTATCCGGCAAGGCGCAGATGGACGGCCACAGCGGCACATTCCAGGCCAGCATCAGCGGCAAGAGCGTCAGCGGGTCGGTGACCGTGAGCGTCTTCTTCTTCAGCAAGACCGTGAGCTTTACCGGCTCTGAAATCGATACGCCCGCCGCCGCCTAACACCATGCACCCGGGGGAATTTTGAACATGCCTGATCCTGCAAGCGGGAGCGCGGCGGGGGCCGCGGCCTTGACTGTGACCAGCGGCTCTCTTTTCGGCTTGGGCGCGCTCATGCCCCCGGGCGCATCTTTCAACGAATTTATCTGGGGCTGCGTCTTTAGCGCGGTCGGCGCAGCCGCTTACCAGTTCATCTGCGCCCAGGCCGCGCGCCAGCAGGCGGCAGATAAAGGCGTTCCTGTGAATGAGCGCCCAAAAATTGACACCGTGATGCTCGGATATTCCATCTTCGGTTCGATGCTCGCGGCGGCCTGCACCACCTATATCGTGCACAAGCTCGGCGGCAGCACCGGATTCGGAGATACGAACTTTGCTCAGTCGTCGGGCGTTTATATGGTCGGTGGCGCAGCGGGGCCAAAATTGGTGTTCAAGGTGGTAGGCGGTTTTACAGCGTTGATAGGTTCTATCAAGTTTGGAGCCGGCAAATGATCCTTGTCACGCAACATAAGACTTTCGACTGGGTGACGCTGTTGTACGCCCTGAAAAAGGCCGGCCCCTTTGTGGTGGTCTTCGGGATAGGTGGCTGGACGAACTCGATCATCAACCACGCCGCCGATCTTCCATACCTGAAGCGCGCGACACACGAGCTACAGCAGGTCCAGAAGGTGGCGGGGCCCGATCCAGTCAGCACCGTGAAATGCCTGCGCAAGAGCACGCAGGTGGCCAAGGAAACCGCCGGCCAGGCTGTAATCGCCTTGACAAATGAGGCAGTGGCGGCGCCGAGCCTGGACCGGATCCCAAATTGCCCGCCTCCGCCTGTGGCCAAATCGTCTGATATGGCACTGAAATAAAGTTCCGGTTCGCGCGCTGATTTTCGCCACAATTGCGTTTCCACACATTGCCGTGCGGGAGCGGGCCATGTGGGGATGTTTTCTGGCTTTGGCGCTGATCGCCTTGCTGTGCTCATTCTGGCCGTGTAGACACTAGGCCGTGCTTTAGGCAAGCATCGTTCAACTCCACCCCGCCAGCCCTTCACTGGGCCGGCGGGGTTTTTCTTTTGCCTATAGGGCCAGGGCGTGCGCCGGCAGGCGCGAGACAAGCTCCGCCAGCATCCAGAAGAACAGGCCGAGCGCCATCAGATTGATGCTGGACGGATAGCCAATCGCAGCGACCAGCTCCAGCACAAGACCGATGATGAGCAGGATAATGACGACGCTGACCATCAGAGCCTCCCCAGCAAAAGAAGCACGAGGACGATAACCAGCACCAGTGCGAACCCGCCGGATGGGTAGTAACTCCAGCCGGTGCTGTAGGGCCATGTCGGCGCGGCGCCGAGGATTAAAATGACAAGCAGAACAATGAGAAGTATGCCAAGCATCGTGAAATCTCCCTCTTGAGGCAGGGAGAAAACGCGCGGGTTCCAGAAAAGGCTAACCGGCGTGGCCCGGCGGAATCCCGTTGGAGCCGACAAAGCCATGCCAGCGGCAGACCTTACTTTCCGGCGGCGCGCTGGGGTTCAGGGCAATGGATGGCGTCAGAACCAGATCGTCCAGGCCGGTCCCGCTGACAGTCCAGCGCGTCGGCTTGCCATCGGTGCCACGGCTTCCAGCTTCGTCCGGGATATTACGGCCGGCAAAGCTCACCATGACCATGTGCGTGCCGACTGGGCCATTATTCTTGGCGAAACAGAGCGGGCACAGAAAAACGAAGTCATCCGCTTCGGCCAGCGTGTCGACATCCTGGAAGGCATAGCGCGTCGGTGATGGGCTCCAGAAATATCCCTCGCCATTCTCATAGCGCCAGACGTACTTGCCTTTGCAGTCGCCTTCCTCGGTCTCAATTTCCGAGCTCGTGATGGCTATGACTTTCTGGAATTGGCCTTCCAGCTGGCGGAGGGTGTAGGGCATGGGCAACCATACCAAAAAAGGCTTGGGGCGAACACCTCGCGGCGCCCGCCCCTTTGCCTTATTCACCGGGTACGTCCTGAGTGAATGTTCAGGGGTAACCGAGAAGACTTAACTGACCGTTCTCGCGCAACCGCAGCCTGCGGAGGTCGAGAGGTCTGGCTGTGCCGCCCATGTGGGGCGGGCTTGGCCGGTAAATTAGGGCATGGCATCCTGTTATAGACGACAAGGAGAATCCCCTGCTTCTTCCCATAGCAAAAAGGCAGGCCCACCTTATGGGAACCTGCCTTAACGCCTTTATACTGTAATGAATCTGTTAGCTAGCCGCCGCCTTTTTTTTGGCTTCCACGCGCGCACGCTGGATCTCCCAGGCCGTACGAAATACTACCGGAGTGATCGTCACCGCGCTGTCAGCCGGCATCTTGGGCATACCGTTCTGCTTGCAAAAGCGGAACATATTGCCCTTATTCAACTGCAAACGCCGGTCGTCCATTAGCTCATTTTCGCGCATGGTGTGGTCCCCCGTAGAGGGTTTCTATTAAGATATAGGCCAGAACTAAACCCCGGCGATGCTATCCCGGTTAAGAGGTGCTGCGGCAGGTTGTCTCACATGGCGATATCTTGCAACCAAATAATGGATGTTTGGCCCGCCACGGCATGTATGGGGCTAGCGCGCAATAAAATTTCGTGTTTGGGTTACAGAATTGCGCCGGGAGGCTTGGGGATATTGGGCCAGCGTTCGGCAATCGAGGCGCACGCAGCCTTCATGTCGTTCCAGATATTGACGCTGTCGCCGGGGGCGACAAAGACCGTTCCGGCGTTCAAGTCGAGTACGCGGCAGAGGGCCTTTTCGGCTTCCTCCCCAGGCTCCAATTCTGACGCCCGGAGAAATCCAAAGATCGCGGCTGCCTGATAGGCGCCGATATCGTCGGCAACGACCTTGCCCTTGCGGATGAACTGGGCGGCGACCAGCTTGCCTTCATTGTACTGGATGAGGCGCATTTTGGCCCTAAACCGACAACTTTGGGCGATGGTTCGCTTTCCGCGCTCAGATGCCGCCATGTACTCCGCAAGGGCTTGCACGGAGATTCGCGGTTCTTTAACTTCCGAGTGCGTCGTTGTTTTAGAGCTCATGTAGCTCTCCCGCTTGAGGTAAAAATGCTGAACTTCTACTTCTCAGCAAATCTGGATAACGACCGAACCTTATGCCTTGCGCCGCTTTGTGACCGATTTCTGGCAACGTCGGGTCAAGAGGTATCTGACCCTAGCGCGTATTTTCTCTATGAACGGAGAGCCAGCGACCCCGATTCGGTGCGAATTATAGCTCAGGTCTTATCCGACGAGGCTGCACTGGAGCTTCGCGGAATGCTGAATCTGGCCTAGTGGTAAATCAGGACAATTTGTCAGCGAGCTTTTGAAGCTGGGCCTGTAGTGATTCAATCTGGGATGCGACCTGGATGCGCTTCTCTTTGAGCGCGGAGACGACGTGGGTGTCGGTCATGGCACGGCTTCGTAGGCTACGAGGATTTCGCTGCCATTGTCATGGCGGGTGAGGCGACACTTTACTAAGAGCCCCTTCCAAAACTCGACTTCTGCGTCCTCGCCCCGGCAATCCAGTATCCGGTAAATATTGTCTCCGACATGCTCCGCATCGACCGGAGCCCATACGGGCACCGCTTCACGAGGAAGGTAAACGTAGATCGTTGTGGCGGTCATCTCCGCCAAATTACCCCCGGACCCCCGAAGTTCAAGGGAAGGGCTTTGGAAGCTTGCTACCTAATACCGTGGTATTTCATGTGGCCCTCCATCAGCCCAGTAGATCAGTGGTCAGCGCCGCGGCCGCCAGCTTGTCGAAATCCTTCTCCAGCGCCTTACTGCGCGCCAGCGCCTCGCGACCGCGAAGCTTGAAATATTCCTTCTGTGCCGTGCGCATCTCCACACCCTTTTCGAGCGCGGCCTTCATCTCATCGATCTTGCTCATCGCCTTTTACCTCTCTGGATAGCTGTCATGCGCATTACGGTGTCGCCGTCAGTCTCGGTAGGCGTGGCGGCGCGCACGGTAATCTCGCCCTGGCGCGCGAGCTCGGCCAGAACCCGTAGGGACTCGCAGGAATTGTTCGGATTGTCGAAGCGCAGATCCTGAAGCTTCATCCGATTGTGCTCGTGTTGCCGAAGACCTGAACGAAAACCTGCATCGGCGATTGCTCTGCCAGGAAGTCGTATTCCGCCAGAAGCCTCTTCGCCATCTGCACGCCCTTTATTTCCTGATCGACCTTCTCGCGATTGCGCTCGATGATCACCATCTGATGGCGGATCATGGTGGCAATCTGATTGTCGCCTTCGCCGCGCCGCGCCCACGCCTTCAGAAGGCGACGGTTCAGAACGATGGCGTGGCCCATGCCCTTCTTCACCTCTTCCGCCTTGGTGAGCCTGGCCTTGAGGCTTTCCATGGCGAGGATTTGTAGCGCCTGCGTCATCGGGTCGACATTGGCTTTGCTGCATTCGTCGCATGCCAGATAGATGGCCTGCAGCACCATCTGGAGCGCGATCGCATCCAGGTTGTCCGGCTCGTTGAGGTTCTTGTTGCCGGTGGCGTCGTACTTCCGGCGCTTGTCTTCGTCGCAGAGAATGACCATCGCCTCGGTCAATTCCTCGAATTCTTCCTTGGTGCCGCCCGCATCAGGATGGGCCTTGATCACCAGCTTGCGATAGGCCGCGCGGATGGCCGCCTTGGTCGCATCCTTCTTCACGCCCAGAATTTCATAGAGCGTGCGGTCGCCGCCGATCTTCCGGCCGGAAGGCTTATTCGTCGTCGTCAGCGTGGACACGCTCAAGCCCCAATTCTCGAAACCATTTCAGCCCACGGCGCCACCAGACATTGGCCTTGCGGAGGCGCCCAAGCTTTTCCTCGCGTGTCTGGACATCAATCCGCACCGGATCCCAGTTGCCGTTGAGGCGAATCACCATCAGCGTTTCCGGATCGATAAAGCTGTGGTGGAAGTTCTGGCGCGCGTGCGCGAGGGCCAGAATGAACCCGTCCTGCCGCATCAGTCTTCGCCGCGGAACTTATGCACCCGGCAGACCATCCCGCCCTGGACCACTGGGAAGAGCGTCTGAATGGCTGGGCCCTGCTGCGTCATGACCTGCATCACAGCCGGCGGCGACCCGATGCAGACTTTCTTGGACCAGTCCATCACAACCCCCTTGTTGTCCATCAGGGGTTTTGTCCACTTGCAGCCCATGCAATCGCGCACGAGCTCAACGCCCTTTGCTGGCGCTTCGGCAGAAGATGTTACGGCGGGAATTTCGTCAGCCATAGGTAAGCTCCAAGAAAAACGAGTGCGGTGTAAAAAAGAAGAACAAGGCAGCCTGGCCGCCGATTAGGCGGAAACCTTCTCCCCACATCCCGCATAGCGTCTCCTGAAAAGATGCAGCGGGCATATGTAACCTCGAACCTTTAACCAAAAATATCGGCGACGCATTTTATCCCCCAGCTTTACGATGACTAATTGTCGGAAATTTCTTGCACCGGCTGCGGCTCGCTGTTTTCAAGCAAACGGTTCAGCAGCGCGCGCTGGCGATTACGGATAGCGTCCAGCGTTATGATTTCGTCGCCCACCAGATCCTTGTCCGGACCCGCCGGCATCGATTTCTCGATGGCCTGCTTGGAGGCTATCAGCAGAGAAATTGTTCCGATGGTACGGCCGAACTCGGCCTTGACGGATTCGCGCAGTTCTTCATCCATGTGCTTCTCCTTCAGCCATATCACTGCACCCAGTCTTGAAGCTCGACCGTGTCCTCAGCCGGATAGCTGACGATCTCCAGCGCGCTCATTGAGCCGACGATATTTTTCAGGTGCCCAGCCCCCCAGCCAAGCTTCCCGCCCATGTCCTGCCGGGTCATCACCCGGCCATTTGCGAGCAGTAGGTCTAGCACACTTTGCTGGGTGCCTTTCAGGGTGGACCGGAGGCCGTCGATCAGGCTGGCGCCCATGTCCGGCTCTGGCGCCGCCGCACGCCCCTGGTCGGTCAGGGCCAGCACGCTGTCCCCAGGATAGCTAATAAGGCCCATCGCGCTGAGAGACCCGGCGATGTTCTTCAGGTGGCCCTTTCCCCAGCCGGCCACGGCAGCGACTTGGTTCCGGCTCGGGCGTGGGTGACCCATCGCCTCCCACCACCGGAGGGTTTTGAGAAGGTGCAGCTGGGAGCCCTTTAGGCCGCCTTCCTGAGGCTCCCGGGCGGGCCCCCGGGCTGCTGGCGCGGGCGGGCGGCTGGCGGGCGCGGCTGGAGCGGCCTGGACCTGCCGGGCGGCCCTGCGGCTGCCTGTGGCGGGCTGTGGGGCCTTGGCCCGGGCAAGGATGGCCTGGACCCCGGGCGGGGTTTTCCGGTTTGGAAATTTGAAATCGGTTGGCCCGGTGAAATTACGGACCGCGTACAGGATTTGCCCCCGGCCGAATTCCGCCCCTTCCGCGAAGCTGTGGACATGCTGGAGCTCCATCGCTTCGTCCATCGTAATGAGAGCGTGCCGCACGCCTTCCTCGCGCGCTGACGCGAGTGCCTCCGGGTCTGGTTCAACAACCGCTGGCGGCCGGACTTGAAGCGCCGTGAGATACGTTTTCTTGGATGCCTCCAGCGCCGCCGTGAGCCGAGCAATTTGGCCCTTCAGCCTGGCGGGGTCATTCTCTTCTGCCTCCTTGACCGCATCCCCGATGATCGCCTTCAATTCTTCCGGGTCCACCGCGGCGGTGGTGACATCGAAGTCATCCGCGTCCTTGTCCGGCGTGGCCGTGTTGTCGAAAGTCTTGATGGGCGGGAAATGCAGCTTCTTGAAGAAATCGCTTTTCGCGCAGCACACCCATGCGGTGCCGGTCGGCAGGAAAGCGAGCTCGCCCTGGATGGCCTTCAGCAGATCCTTATCGCGCAGGTTCGCCGTCAGCCAGTCGATCACCGGCTTCTGGTCCGCCGGCAGGGATAGGCTATGCGCCGTGAGCGCACCGCAGCTTCCGAGCACGGCATTGTGCAGGGCCTGCGTGCGCTGGGTGGCGACGATCAGACGCAAGCCCTTCGTCCGGCTTCCGGTCGCCAGCCGCTTCGCCCAATAGACCGACATATTCTCTTTGCCGGCACCGACGCGCTCTTTCGGAGCAATCTCGTGGGCCTCTTCGATCACCAGGTACAGCACGCCCTTGATGTTCTTCCAGAGCGCCTTGGCGAAATCCACGAAGAACGATTGTGGCTCACCCATGTCGAAGTCAGCCATATCGATGATGGAAAGCGGCAGCTTGCCCTTCGCCACCAGTTCCCCGAGCGCCTTCCCGGCGCCAGCATGCAGCGGGACATGCCCTCGTGGGCCGCCGATGATCCGGAATGGAAGCCCCGCCAGCTTGCCGCTGGCGCTGGAAATCATCCCCCACCAGTCTGACTTGATGGTGTCCAGCACGCAGACGCGGTGCCCTTCCTCGACCAGATGCTCGACAATAGATTTTGTGTCGAAGGTTTTGCCCGAACCGGTCTCACCGACAACGGCGATGTGACGGGCCAACACATCATCGGGAACGGGATAGGACATCAGAAATCGTTCTTCCCATCATCTTCCTCGCGCCCCTCGTCTTCAGGGCCGTATTGCTCAGAAGGATAGCTGTCGATAGGCGATGGCAGCGCCTTTGTGGTGAGCGTCGCGCGGATGTTCGCCGGCAGGTAATAGTCCTGCGCGGCCTGGCGCCGGAATGCCACTTCGGCGCTGCACGGCGTCAGCCCATAGATGGCCGATCCGCCATGAAAGACCGGCGGCAGAAGCTGGTTCTCGAAGATGACCTCGACGCAGAGCATCTTCGCGCCGAAACGCTCGACCTCTGACACGCGGCCAACCATCTTAGTGTGGCCGAATAGGTCTACGATCCCGTATTCCCCTGGCGGATATTCAATCGCCAGCTTTGCATCTTGCGCTTCGGCCACCGGCTCTGCCCCTTCGGGAATTTTCGCGTCATCCATTTCGTCTTCTCCTTCGTTTCGCCGCGCGCTTGCTTTTCCCGCTTGCGCTCTTTCTTGATTTTACCCGTATCGTAACCGGCCGTAGTTGCTCCAAGCCCGTTAGTCTTTTCCTGATGGCATTGCGCGCAGAGGGCATCGATGTGGCGCGGCGAGAGTTGGTGCGGGATGTAGTCGGTCCGTCGCGCATTGACATCGCGCAGGCGTAAAGCAGGCTCATGATCAAACCGCGTATCTGTTTTTGGAAGGTGGGAGACCGGAGCACTGTTGCAACGAACGCACATTCCCTTTTGCCTTTTACAGACCTCTTTCTTGATCCTGACCGGAATGTATTTCCGCGGCGGCCGCTTTTCTTTGTCACCGGATGACATCCTTCATTGGCCTTATCAGATATGCGTGGGCTGGATTTTCCAGGCCACACGTCGTTTGCATCCATGCCCATTGGTTTACCGGCTCAAGCACGGGCGGGCGCGCGTGGGCGGAAGCCGCAAGGATCGCGATTTCAAAGTCCTGCGGAAGCTTCTGAAGCTCAGCGACGAACTCGCGCACTTTCACCTTCGCAGATCCTTCGTGAAATCCTGCACCTGACACCCGAGCGCGCCGGCCATCCGCGCCAGAACTTCGGGAGCTATCGGTGTGTCGCCGGCCAGATAGCGATAGACCTGGCTTTTGTGGGTGCCGATGCGGTCCGCCATCTGCGTCGGTCCCATGCGACAAAGCTCCATCTGGAGCCGCACGCGCTCGCCGAGCGCTTTGTCATAGGCATTGGGCGCGGGTGCCACCCGCGGCCGTCCGCCCTTGTTGATCGTCGCCGCCGTCATTTCTTAAGACGGCTCTTGAAGGCGGCAGCCACCTTGTCGGATGCGGCCTGACAATCGGTTTCCCACTTGGTCTGCTCTGCCTCCGAAAGGATACCGGCCTCGATCACCTCGTCCCGCAGATTGGTGACATCGCGTACGCTGCGCCCTGCCGCCACCTTTTCCAACTGCCCATAGGCATCCTTGATAAGGTCCAGCCGTTCCTGTTCAAGGTCCAGCCGTTCCTGTTCGCGGTTTTGTTCAAGAAGATCGCCCTGGCTAGTCTGCTGCTGTTGTGGATCGGCGTCTTTCTTTTCCGCCGTCTCGGTCTGCGCCGTTTTGGCAGCGGCCTCTGCCTTTTCCGCTGCTGGCTTATCCGTCTTATCAGCGGCGACCTTGGTGCGCGTGAACTCGCTCTGGCGTGGGCGCTTCGGCGAAACCTGATCCGGATTCTGCATGTTCTCCAGCGCGAAAATATCTTCGACCTTTTCGCCGCCTTCCTTGATGCTGTTGTGCACGCCGGCCAGGAACATCAGATGTTCGTAATTGACATCCTCGATCCCCTTGACACCGAGCAGACCGAAAATCTGCTCCTTGTCCACACCCATCAGCATGAACGCTTTCAGCATGTCCTCGCGCTTCTGGCTGAAGTTTTCGAACTTGCCGACAGAGCATTGCCGCGCCGCCTGATAGCTGGGGTTCCAGTATGGCTTGGGAATACCCTTCAGGATGGCGTTGCGCAGCGCGATGGAGCCGGCGGCGTTGCCGGTCACCATGATCATGTCGTCGCTGTAGCGCACCTTCTGGCCGGTCTTTTCATCGGCCGATGTGATGCGGCGCAAGACCTGGAAGGCCACCGCCATGTTCTTTTCCAGATCCCAGAAAAAGCCCTGTGCGGTGATGAAATCCTCGCCCACTTCCGTGATCATGGAGCCGGTGCGGACATTGCCCCATGCCTGCATCGCGCTGGCCGCGAAGTTGATGCTGGGGCCTTCGATCAATTTGCCGCCGCGCTTGTATGCATAGAGGCAGCCCTTTGCGGTCTCTTCATCGAACGTGACCAGCTCGCGCATCTGCTGGCGGAAGCCAGTGATGGATCGCGGATAGGCGCGCGCGGTCAGAATTTGCCGGTTGACCTCCGCCTCGCTGATCTGCATGAGCGCGCCAGGATTGGCGGAAACTTCCACCGCATCTTCTTCATCAATGACGCCTTCGGCTGGTTCGTCAAATCCGGTCTGCATGTGCTTTCCTTTCCAAAGTTTCAGCGGGGGTCTGTCCAAGTATTGCGCCGCCTACCACGCCAGCCCCCGCCCTCGGCTCCCACCAGTTTTGCAGGCGGTGGTCTCTATGTTCTGATCTTGGTATCGAGCTCGTACACGAATGAGACGCCGGCCAGCACGTCATCGACGCGCTCGCGCTTGGTCCAATTCCGGTAATTCTGCATCATGTATCTGTAGACGGCGCCATTTAAATCGTCAGCCGCTAACAGGGACACGAGGATGGCGTACTGCGGGTGATCCAGCTTCATCGATCCCTGGATGGCACCGCGCAGAGCGTCTTCATCGGTTATATAGTGCTTCCAGTGGCGCTGCTGCCCAGCGGTTGTGAAATCGCCACGCGTGCGGGACAGTTCGGCCTCGGTCGTATTCTCCAGCCGCGTCTCGGCCCGATCAGCCCGGTTCGCCGCGCGGTCCGCCTCCAGGCCAGCCTTGGCCACACCCTTACCGGCATCGCGCGCCTCGCTCTCACTTTCACGGGCGGACTGGCGTGACTCGCGCGCGGCCTTTTCGGAAGCCTCTTTCTCCGCCTTAGCCGTGGCAGCTCTGCGTTCTTCTTCCTCGCGTTTTGCCTTGGTCTCTGCAAGCTTGCGGTCTTCCTCTTCCTGCCGGGCCTTGCGCTCGGCTGCCAGCTTCGCCTCGCGCTCTTCGGCCTCCTTGGCTTCCTTTTCGCGCCGCTTCTGTTCGCGCTTGTTGAACTGTTTGTTGGCCGACTCGCGCATTTCATTCAGACGCCCGCGCACCAATTCGATTTCCGTGCGCTGTTCGTCGTCAAGCAGATGCGAACTCGCCACCGGACCGGCCAGCAGGCTGATGGTGCCGCCGTGGCGGATCAAGCCGTCCAGCAGCTTGAGTTCTTCTTCGCTGGCCTCTTCGGTCTCACTCAGCGCATGGAGTTTTTCCGCATCCTTCAGATACCGGCGGATGTCGCGCAGCGCCTGGGTGTTCTTTTCCTTTTCGGCGCGGTCGCGGTCTGCCTTTTCTTTCTCAAGCCGCCGCTCTTCAGCCTTCAACTCTTCGGCGCGACGCTCTGCTTCCTCACGCTCGCGCTTGGCCTTTTCCGCCTTTTCGCGCTCTTCAGCTTCCTTGCGCCTGGCTTCGGCAGCCGCTTCCTCTGCCGCCTTGCGCTCGTGCTCCAGCCGTTCGGCTTCGGCCCGCTTGGCTTCTTCTTCCTTGCGCTGACGCTCTACCTCTTCCTGCATCTTGCGTTCGCGCTCGGCTTTGACCTCACCGATATAGGCGTCATGGACAGGCTCCCACTCCGCCAGCATCGTGTCGGCCTTTTCCTGGCCCTTCGTGAAGAAATTGCCGACAACCTTCAGCAGGGCATTGAGCGGCTTTTTCTCGGCCGCCATGTCGCTCTTGGTCCAGGCGCGGCTAACCTTGTCGATTTGCCCAAGCAAATCCTGCAGCGCCTCGGCCGTCTCGCTATCCTTCAGCGTGAACTTGGGCAACTCGCCGCCGGATGTGCGGAATGTCTTCAGCGCTGTCTCCCATTCCGTCAGGCGCTGCTCAAGCTCTGGATAGCGGTGCTTAAGCTCCGCAAGCATTGCCTCTTCGCTCGGCAATTCCAGCGGCGGCTGATTGTGGGTCCGGGTGATGTCTCTAGGCTGGTCGGTCATAGGCACGTCTCCGTTTCGGGGAAGGATTTGTTGGCGCCGGCACCTTGGTGATGTCGGCAACCTTTTTGGGGTCCGCACGCGGGTCGTTCGGGCGCCATTTCTTGGCATGCGCCAGATCGGCCGTCATGAACCGATAGGTCTTCTCTTCGATGGGGCTCATGGAAAGCCGCGCCCATTCCGAATAGGGATCACAGACCTTGCCGTTCACCTCGCAGCGCAGTTGGTCCATCCCGGTCGGGGTGCCGTCCAGGTCTTTCTCGGGCGTGCGCCAGATGCGCGCCGGCACGAGGGCGCCGTTCTTGATCAGGCGCCGCTGGTAGAATCCGCACTGAGGCACGTCCGGCAGTTTCTGGCCCGGATGCTTGAGTTCTTCCTTCCACCACCCCAGCGGATCGTCCACCGGCTCGACCTGTCGCACCATCTTCGGGTCGAGACCGAAAACCTCATGAATATATGGCTTTGCCTCCAGCACGCGCAGGATCTCATCGATATGGCTGCGCATGATCGGCTCCAGCGCCAGCTTTTCGATGTCCTGATCCAGCTCGACATCCTGCCGCAGCGTGACCAGTTCCATCCATACCCGCAGCCATTCCAGGCCGGTGCGGGAAACATCGGTGCCGTGCTTGTGCTTGCGCTTCAGATAGGAGCGCACCCCGGGCCAGCGGATTTCGTCGGCATGGGCGATGATGTTGTCCAGATGGCCGAACCGGCGCACCAGCGCCGCGGCCCGCCGGGGGCCCAGCCCATCGACACCAGGTATCTTGTCGGCGCTATCGCCCGCCAGAGCCTGCACGGTGGTGACCAGCGGCGGCGGTACTTCCCAGCGCGCCAAAACGTCCGCTTCCAGAATGCGCCGCTTCTGCAGCGGGTCCACGATCTCGATATGCCCATCCACCACGCACTGGGAAAAGTCCTTGTCGCTGGAGACGATAGTCGTGCGCCAGCCGCGCAATCGCGCTTGGGCGGCCAATGTCGAAATCAGATCATCGGCCTCGAAGCCCAGCTTCTCGATCGCACGCAGGCCCAGCGCGTCCGCCGCCATCCGCATGACCTGCAGCTGGTCTTCCAGTTCGACGTCACGGGCTTCCGCCCGGCCCGCCTTGTAGGCTGGAAAAATGTCGTGGCGGAAATAGCCACCAGGCGCGTCGAAGATGGCGGCGCCGTGGGTTGGCTTATCGGCTTCGGCCGCGCCCATCATCCGCCAGATGATTTTCATGAATTGCAAGACCGCGCCGATGGGCTGACCATCCGACGGTCGGTTCACCGGGTTGGCCGTTGCCCATGCCCGGTAGGCGACTCCGCTGGCGTCGACCAGCAAAAGGTGCGGAATGCTATTCATTTGATCCTTATGCGAAAAATACAGCCGGCGACCAGGCTGACGATCTCGGCAAAGCACCAGAACGGCCACGCCATCACCAGCCATGGCGACGGGTTCGGATAGCCGGTGGCGGGCAGGAATACCCAGGCCATGCGCCCGCCGACAATCCACAGGAAAAGTGCGGGCACCAGCAACCAGATCTGAAGCGGGTCGGCGTCAGCGAGCATCGGCTATTCCCCGGAGCCCGCGCGTAAATCCCTGCCTGTCATTCAGTGCCACATGCTTCAGCACGGACTGCTCGGCCTGGGTAAGACACGTCTCGGTCGCCCTCAGCGCTGCCCGGCCGGACCGGGTGATCTGCACCATAATTTCGCGGCTGTCGCCGTCAGACGGGTTCGGCCGCACCCTGGAAACGAACCCTGCCGCTTGCATGCGCCGCGCCATCTCGCTGATGGTCGAGCGGTCCATGCCGGTCAGGTCGCGTATGTCGGTTTGGGAATACGCTCGGCCATCTTGCAGCAGCGAAAGCAGGGTCACCTGCCTGAGGGTGAGCTTGGCGCCTTCCTTCGCGAACGCTGCGTTCATCACCTGATTTGCCCGCCAGAGAAGTCTGAAAAACCTTTGTTCCATTGCGTTTTCCGCCCCTTTAGCCAAGCCGGTGATCATCTCGGCTGCCAACTAGCTTTAGCAGGTTTCGCATGCCTTTCAAGCGGTGCTTGAATGATTTTCCGCGTCTTGCTTTAACTGGTTATGGCGACGATTCGCGGGGCATCTAGCGCGTGACACCGGAAAAGGCACTGGAATTGGCGATTGATCGGGCGGGCGGTATAAAGGCCGTTGCCGGTCTTTTCGACATCACTGTCCAGGCAATTTATGGCTGGGGCGTATGCCCACCAAAGCGCGTTCTGGCGCTGGAAGAGGCGGCTGGCGGTGCCGTCACCAAGCACCAGCTGCGCCCTGACATCTATGGACCACCCCCCTGAAACGACTTTTCCACAGACTTCTCGCGTTCGGCCGGGGCGCGCAGCAGTCTACCAACCAGCCGGCAGAACCCACGAGGACCGAAATGGCAGAAAGTTTGAGTTCAGGCGACGGCGAAAAGGGCAAGCGCCGCAAGCAACGCGAAAATCTTATGGGCGACAACCTGAAGGAAATTCGGGAAGCCGCCGTTCCCTTCCTGGAGAAATACTTGACGCTCCAGAAGGACATGGACTCCGACATGGCCGGCTATAAGGCCGACATCGACGCCAATTACGAAGAGGCCGCAAGACGCTAAAATG